CAAGCATTACCTTGCCAGTCTAAAGTGTGTGCATTTGACCTTTTAGCATCACCAGCACCATTACCTACTATATGAGCATATCTACGATTTGTGTCTTCAATATTATATTTACCTTGTACGTGTTGAAATTGAGAAGAAGCTTTACTTCCATACCCTTCTGCATGAGAACTAGTACCTGAAGCAGTTGTATAATCACCTTCAGCATGAGAATTAACGCCTGAAGCTGTTGTCGTAGAGCCTTCTGCATGTGAAAACATACCTGACGCTTTAGTACCACTACCTTCTGCATGTGAATAATCGCCTGAAGCTTCTACATGCATACCTATAGCACTACTTCCTGCTCCTATATCTCCTACTCTTCCTAAACTTATACTATTTTGTAATACTAAATCAGTTTCTAAATATTTACTATCTAAATATTTAACTTCTTCTTCGTAAATAACTAAATCAGTAAAAGTATTAGTAGTAATATCATTTTTACCTAGTTCAATAAGTAACATTATATTTGTTAAATCCTCAAATGCTTGTATACTATAATTGCCAATACTACATACAATACAATTACCAATTTTTTCACTTACTAATAAAGTACATAATTTTTTACTACCTAAGAATTCTATATAATATCTTCTATCTTTATTAAGAGAAACATTATTTACAGTAATATTATCATTTAATTTTATATCACTAGCAGGTACGGTAACTAATACTTTACTAGAAATAGTGTGAGGCAAATTACTGTCTTGGCTTTTTATGGCTTTGGTATTAGTGTCTAGTGCTTCCTCAAATTTATTAACCAATTGTGCAGATAATATATCGCCATCATTATGGATTTCTCTAATATAATTACCTTCACTATCAAAAGCATTTTTTATCTCACCACTCGCTAAACTACTCAACCCTAGCACTGCTCTACCCATAATTGCCTGATTATCCACAAGTGGCTCACATATATGCAATTGTTGTTTTACAATAGGCATGGAAATCATACTTGTTTTGTCGGCATCCAATAATGATATTTGGAAATCATATTCACCTAATTCAATAGGGTCATTTATAAGGTCGTCTGTTATTGTAAGTACGGCCACTCCATCTTGTGTAGGTTGTATTGCAAAAGTATATTTTATCTCATCACTTCTATATAATCTTATTTGGAAATAGGCTGCATTAGTTTGTGCTATAATATTATTTAAATCACTTTTATCAAATTTGTATTTGTTATTTACAATTGAAAAATGCAACTCAATATTTTTATCCAGTCTAAATAAATATATATCTTCATCAAGTGTGGCATTATTTTTATTGATTGTCATAATACATTGTTTATAAATCATTGTGGCTTTTTCCTCCCTTCATTATTTATTTTTAAGTCCGTCTAAGCCTTTTGTTGAGTTATCGTTCCATATACCTAGAAAAGCAGTTATTATTGCCACTATTGCCACTGGGTTATTTATAATACCTTTTAGTGCTTCAATAAATAGTGGCCAACTAGTTAATTGATTAAAATCAACACCACTCGCACTGAATATAAGTGCCACTACAGATAAATAGAAATATGGATTTCTAAGTTTTGGATGACTTAATAAAAATTGTTTCATATTAACACCTCCTAAAATAAAATAGTAGTTATTACTGTTAGAACAACACTGAACATAGCGAGTCCTAAAGATGTCCATAATCCTTTATTTGTTTTGTCTTTTTCAACTAAAGTATTACGTACATAGTCTTCCAGTTTGCTATTTCTATTTTCTAAACCTTTTATTACTCGTTCCTGTTCTCTAGTTTGTGCCTCAATTAAGTCCATTCTACTTGCTAGTCTTTGTTCGTTTATACTGTCTAATTTTGCATTAATTGTTGCCACATCCTCAATTAATTTTAATAATAGTTCCTGCACCTTTTCATCACTCATACATTCACCTACTTTTTAGGTGGATTTTGTGTCTCCTCTAATTGCTTTTTAAGTTTCTCCACCTGTTGTTTATAAATTTCACATTGTGCTTCTAACATCACCTTCTTTTCATTAGCGTCTGCTAATTCTCTTTTGTATGTTGTGCATATTGTGTTTAATAAGTTTAATGCATCCATTGTATTACCTCCTATATATCATGTTTCATATTGTATATTAGTTAAAAAAGGACTAGATTAAACTAGTCCCTTGGAATATTATTCTGTATAAGTAACTTTCACTGTCACACTACCACTACATACTGCGTAGTTTGCAGAGTTGTAAGTAGATTGAATACCAAATCCTTTTACAGTTCCATTAGAAATTGCATTTAATATTGTGCTATTAGTTATAGTTAATTTACCACTGCTACCTACTGCAATTTTAACACTACCACAACTAGAACCATATGAAGGTTTTCCACTTGGTCTACTTGTGTAGTTATGAGTTTTTACTTGTAGTGATACTCCTGAATAAGAACCACCTGATATTCTCTTAATAGTAAGTTCGATTTTACTAATAGATTTACCTTTGAACTGATTGAACTGACTACCAAAGAACCAACATCCATTACAGTCTCCATAACCATAATCACCTTGTCTACAAGTATTATCTTTTTTCCAGTTGTTATATACTGAACTTCTATAAGTATCACCACTATTAGATTTTATTGTTACAGTTTTGGTAGTTGTCGGAGTAGGAGCTGTATTACCTGGGTCTGTAGTTTGGTTACCTCCTTCATGGTTAACATTTGTAGGAGCTATTATTTGACCTGGTAAACTCACATGGGTATTTGATTTACTACCACCGCATTGTCCACTGTTTGCTATTGTAATGCAGCCTCCACTTACTGCTTCGAATCCATACTGACTACATACACCACTTGAACCTGCGGCGTGTATTCTTCCTCCTGCATTTGCTCTAAAACCTATATCACAATTGACAAACTGTACATTTTTATAATATCCAGTAGAATATGAATCACCTACAATACCAACAATGGCAGACGCTCCATTAGTAGCTTTATTATCACTACCGTATATTTTTACACTATACGCATTAACTGGAGAACTTTCCTGTCCAATTAAACTACCAGTTCTACTGGCAACTGCACAACCTGTACTTGGATGTATTGTTCCTACATGACCTTCTTCAGTACCTGGCCAGCCACCATATACACGGACTTTAGTGGAACTCATATAATTTCTCACATAACCATACACTGTATTACCATCTAAGTATAAATTTATTACACCACTAGTAAAAAACTGAAAATCTATATTTTCATAAATATCTTCTCGTATCCATATATTTACAGTTTTACCATTAAGAAATTTAGGTAGTGCGTCTAGTGTACCTGCTACTGTAGCAAATATTGCCCCATCATATAATTCACTATTATCATCACCACTACTACTAATTTCTATTTGTATATCATCCTCTAATGTACTCGGGTATTGAGCACTATTTATTTTATTGGCGGTGATTGTATCAGCAGTTAACTCACCTTCAACTGAGAAACTATCTCCCACAACTTCACTACCTTTTATTTGTGCTCCAACAATATTACCTTCACTGTCTACACTAAAAGTATCATTTTGATTTCTAAAAGTACTACCTATTATAGTTGCACCTGTAATAGTTTTACCATCAATAGCCCCATCAACTATCATATCACCATCTACTTTTACTTGTTTTGTTATTATATTTAATGCATCTTGTGTTAGTTGCATTGAACTTGCACTATTACCTCTAACCATCCATGAAAATCTATCAGCTAATTGTTCGTATTTTGTTTCAGTGGCTTTTATTACTGAACTTTTGGTAATGGATGCCACGGGTATAGTTTTATTAACAGTTGTTTTTCCTTCTATATTAATAGTGGCGTGTATTTCCCCTGCATTACCTGTTGCAGTAAGAAGAGTGATAGTTTTATAATCACTCTCCAATTTTGCTGTACAGTTAGTGGTATCTGTTATAGTTACTTTATATTGTCCTGTAGTTGGAGTCGTACTAACTGCGACTAATGGAGTAGTTCCATTGTATATATCAATTCTAGTATTTTTACTTGTTTGTTCTACCACAACTTTATTAACTGTTGTGGTGAACGTATTACTATATATTTCACTCATTATTAACCACCTCCTAGCTTGTTTTAGTTAAATTACAATATGATAAATATTTACGTGGGTCATAACATCCATATCTTATTTTAGTAGTTTCGGCAACAAAAGTATATTTAGTATTATAATCACCTGTAGTAGTAAATAACTCTTTAACAAAGTTATCATTATCATCATAAGCATAACACCATACCCATGTAGCATCCATTTGTAGTGAATAGTGTGCACCTTTTTCAACTGTTATTGGATTAACTGTTGCCCAGTCTTCTGTACTATCAACTATCTTATGTGTACTATTATCCACTTTTTTACCAAAAGTCATATTACCAATAGTACCTGGTTCTGGTTCTGGTGTAGCACCACCGGAATCCTTAGCTCTTAATACTCCATTTGATACTGTTAATGTAATTTGTTTTGATACACCTGAATGAGAAGTACCTGTGATTATTACTTCACCATTAGCACCTGCATAACTACTACATAATCCACTGTGGCAAGTTACTAAACTTGTATTATTAGATTGCCATGTAATTGATTTATTAATACAGTTATCATTAAATTTTGGTCTAACAACACAATTATGTGAACTGTCGTTAAAATCTGTAGCCTCTAACTCAAAATCAGATGAATTTTCAACTAGATTATCTGTACTCAATGGATAATATTTTACCCAATCAACATATTGAGTTATTTCAGTTGTACTACTATCAGGAGTACCACCGCTAGCTCCAATTGCTTGGTTAAGTAGTATAAAGTGCGGTATATGGAATGCTCTGTTATCAGTAGCACTTGTTCTTGATAATTCATTTCCATCAATAGAGAAAACTAAGCTGCCATCTGTATTCCATTCCATAGCAAACTCATGCCAATCACCAGTTGGATAATTATCATACCATACACGTCCGCTTTCTTCTTTTTCGTTGAAGAACGTACCGCAAGTTAGCTTGCCATTATAAAATTCCATTACGTCAAATTCACCACAATATGCCCACCATTCACCTAGTGTATCAGGGCTACCATTTTCTTTATATCCAAATTCAAAACTATCTCCTAAAGTCCAAAATGCTCCAAAAGAACCATTGTAATTACATGCTCTAACTCTAGCAACTATCTTACCATACATGAAAGCAAAATGACCTTTAGAGATAATTGATGCAGATGTCCAAGAACCATCACTTGCTTTTTTACCTCTTAAAGCTAATATACCATTGTTAACTTCAGCATTTGTATTTGTATATTTTTGAGTTTCATTATTTCTTACATAACCTAATTCATATGACCATTTATTTGAGTCTACACTACTACCTGAGAAATCATCGATTACATAAGCACCAGTAGAATCTAATAATGAACTTGAACTTGAGCCATTTTCCTTCAATGTACCTGTAATAGCAGTACTTGCATCACCAGTAGCACATATTAATATTTTAGTTATATTTGCTGGCACAGTAAACGTATATGATAACTCTTTATTTGACCAATCATCTGTGTTGCCTTCGACAAATGATACATAAGAATTTGATGAATTATAATAACAAACACATACATAATTAGCTTTATTAAGATTGATAGTATATGATTTACCAGCAGTTACACTTATATAATTTAATGTACTATAATATGCTCCATCTGTGGTATCTGCAATCACACCATCATTAAGTCTTTTATATTGAGTGAAAATCAATGCGTCTTTATTTACTAAAGTAACAGTAAATACATTACTTGTTTTAGTAGTACCTTTTGCAGTTGTCACTCTTATAGCCATTTGATAAGTTCCTGCATCACCCTTATTATCGTGTTTAAATCGATATCTTGTACCAGTGGATTCCACTTCGGTTGTTTTATCGTAGAATGTATTTCCTCCATCCCATGAAACTTCGTGTTTTGTTACCGCTATATTTGTACTATATTCAATATAAAATTCAGTTTTTTCAGTTTGTGTTATGTTTTCAATATTACTAATAGTTAGAGTTTCAGGTGTTACTGGAATTGCCTCAGTTGTAACAGTGATAGTAATGTTGCCAGTAACATTTGGTATATTAATATTACTTCCTCTAATAACAGTATTACTTATATCAGTTCCACCCATTACAACACTAATATTTTTTACATTATAGCCTTCATTAGCGGCCACAATAGTTGAATAACTAGAACCTTTTTTAATTGATTTAGTTGAGTTACTACTTGTTGCTTGATTTAAAGTGTATGTTATAGTGTAGTATGTATCGGTAGTTCCTCCTCCACTCTCAGTATATACACATTTTAACTTACATTTATCATATGTACCATTATCCCAGTTACTAATATTAAAAACTGCACTAGACTTAGTAAAGGAAGTGGCACTTATATAAGTACTACCTCCATCTTTACTAAGTAGAATGTCTGAGATATTAGTAACATCGGTTGTAAAATTCACGGTCAAAGTATCGCCGGATGTACTGGGATTACTTGTTACAGTTATTGTTGCCATATAAACACCTCCATTTATTCACAAGTTGTTACTATACACTCTTTACTAAGTATTATAGTATATCCATCTTTATTTTGAATTGATTCCTTAACTTCGTTTAACCCATCTATTGTTGCATAGGTATCACTAACAGTCATTTTGAATCCGTCTAAGGATTGTTCTAATTTTGCCTGTTTACTAGTTACTACTTTTACTTGTTCTGCCACTTGTTCTAGTGTTGGTGTTGTATAAGTAGTTGATGTAGGATTTTGCCATACTAATTTATATCTTAGCCATAAGTATTTATTTTCTGTTACAGCAGGCATACTCTCAACCCAACTACCTCCAGTTTGTGTTGTGTTACTAGTAGATAAATACCATTGTGGAGTTGAGTTCGTTAATGATTGTCCCTTATCACCAGGTTTACCATTATCACCTTTAAACTTACTCCATATGTAGTCAGCCTTGTTGTTACTTTCAGTAGCAGTCGTTTTGTTAGGAGCAATACCAATATACATTGTGCTATCTTTTGGAGTATCGTATAAACCAGTTCCATCAGCATTATCACTATATTTTATCCATGTATAATGAGTGACCCCATCTTCACCTTTGATACCTTGTACGCCTTGATCCCCTTTATCTCCTTTTATCAAACTCCATACGTAGTCGGAAGGTTTATCACTTTCAGTTTGTGTAGTTTTGTTATAAGCAAGTCCAATATAAGTTTTTCCTGTTGGGTCATTACTAATACCTTCACCAGTTACACTATCAGCATATTTTATCCAAGTATAGTAGGTCTTACCATCTTCACCTTTAATTCCTTGTTCACCTTTAAATTTGCTCCATGTGTAATCAGTCTTGTTGTTGCTCTCAGTAGGTGTTGTTTTATTAACACCAATTCCGATATATTTTGTTGTATCTTTTGGAGTATCATATAATCCTGTACCATCGGCATTATCACTGTATTTAATCCAAGTATAGTAAGTAGTACCGTCAGCACCAGTATCACCTTTTATACCAGTATCACCTTTCTCACCTTTTATTAGACTCCATGTATAATCAGTTTTATTAGTGCTTTCATTTTGTGTTTCTTTGTTATAGGCAAGACCAATATAAGGTTTACCAGTTGGATCATCGCTAATACCAGTTCCGTCAATACTATCTGCGTATTTTATCCATGTATAATATGTTTTACCATCTTTTCCGGGAACACCTTGTAAACCTTGTTCACCTTTATCACCCTTAAACTTACTCCATATATAGTCAGCTTTGTTGGTGCTTTCAGTAGATGTTGGTTTATTTGGAGCGATCCCAATATACATTGTACTGGCTTTTGGTGTATCATATAGTCCTGTGCCATCTGAATTATCGCTGTATTTTATCCAAGTATAATAAGTTTTACCATCTTCACCTTTAACCCCCTGTACTCCGGTGTCTCCTTTTTCCCCTTTTATTAAGCTCCATGTGTAATCAGAAGGTGTATTACTTTCGGTAGATGTTTCTTTGTTGTAAGCAAAACCTATATAAATTTTACCAGTTGGATCATTACTAATTCCACTACCATCTATAGTGTCAGCATATCTAATCCATGTGTAATAAGTTTTACCGTCTGTTCCTGGTGTTCCTGGAACACCTTGTAGACCTTGGTCACCCTTATCACCTTTTGCTCCTTGCTCACCTTTTATCTTACTCCATGTGTACGTAGTAACAGACTCACTATCTTTATTGTTTGTATCAGTATAAACTCCTATATAAGCTCCAGGAGTTTCACCTTTATTGACTGTAAAAGTTTTACCTCCATCATCACTATATTTTATGTGTAGATAATAAGTTTTACCGTCTGTACCATTAGTTCCAGGTATACCTTGTTCACCTTGTTGACCTTCAAATCTACTCCATGTATAAGCTTTATAATCAGTGCTATCAGTTGGATTATAATCAACATATGTACCTATATAAGTACTTGGAGTTTCACTCATTGGATTACCATTCGCATTGGCACTATATTTTATATGAAAATATGTTGTCTTACCGTCTTTACCTGGTGTTCCTGGTGCTCCATCTTTACCAGGTGTACCATCTTTTCCTGGTGTACCTGGTGTTCCAGGGATACCTTGCTCACCTTGCTCACCTTGTAAACCTTGTAGTCCTTGTGGACCCTGTTCACCTTGTGGACCTTGTGGCCCTTGAATACCTTGCTCACCTTGTGGTCCTTGAATACCTTGTGAGCCTTGTTCACCTTTATCTCCTTTATCTCCCTTAGCACCTTGAATACATACTGGTGTTGAGTATGTTACACTACCATCACCTTGAGTGTATTTTATTCTTTGCCATATATATTTTCCACTTTCCCATTCAGGAGTAGTTTCTATCCAACTACCTCCAGTTTGAGTAGTATTACTTGTAGATACATAGTACTGAGATACAGTCTTTGTCAATGTTCCGTTAAAACTAGTTTCTAATTTTCCTATTGCAGTTGTATGTTTATTTACAGTATCTACAGTGCTATTATATTCATCTTTTAGTTGAGTAACAGTACCATCTGTTTTAGTGATAGTTGTATTACTAATTAATTGACTAATTTGACCTTGTGCTATACCTATATTAGTTGTATTGGTAGAGACCTGCTCAATAACACTACTTAAATCTCCGCCAATAGTTACATCTTTTATAGTTTCAACTGTCTTTTTAAGCTGATTGAATGATACATCTAATGTTTGATCAGTATCATTAAATTTTATTTGACTTGCTTTTATAGTATTAGTGTTATTATTGATACTACTGATAACACTACTAATATCTAATTTACTACCACTTATATTGGCATTATCTGCTACTTTGCTATCAACTATTAATCCATCTTTTATCGCATCACTTGATTGAATACCATTCTGATTAATAAGTTGACCTTTACCAGTTTCATCATATAATACAAAAGTAAAATTACCTTTAGCATCTTTTCCTATTTGAATACGTACATTACCTTTGCTATCTTTAAATTGTTGAAGATTACCTTGTAATAACATAGAGCCATCATCACTTTGAATATTTACATTGTTAGTATTAATTGTACCAGTATTGATTTTATTCGCACTTACAGTATCTATCATGGCATCTTTTATAAGTGCGTCTGCTATAGTAACTTTACTAGCAGTAAGGTTTAATGATTGTATATTATCCATAGTAAGATGACCACCAACTAATGTCTGTATTTCTGCCACTGTAGCTTTTAAGTTTGTTATAGTTGCATTAATGGCATCTAAATCACCGACTTTTAAGTTATCAATTTTAGCATTTATAGCTGTAAAGTTATTTGTTGTAAGGTCTTTGAACTCACCATAATCTGCTTTTATCTTTTGTGCCTCTAACTCAACTACTTTTAATTTTGGAACGCTTTCTCCGTCTAATAATAGATTACCTTCATCATCTATATATAGCCATGGAGCCTTTCCATCTTTTGTAAGTGTTTCTAATAGTTCTTGTAAATTTTGTGGAATTTTAGTATCTGGGTCAGTTTCTAATACTTTAGTATCAGGGTCACCACATAAATCAGTTATTGTTTGTTTAGCAGTTTCCATATCATTAGTTGCGTCTTGTAGTTCTGCACTCATTGTTTCAGTCATTTCTTCTGTACTTAATGCCTGCATTAATACACCAACAATTCTATCCACAGCCTCGTTATAATCTTCTCCAGCCTGTTGAATATCTCCTATCTTAGCGTCCTCACATTCTTCATCTTCGATACCCTCAACTTGTACATCAATTCTATCTTGGTCATCTTCTACAGTGTCAGGTACTTCATAATACGTATCATCTTCTGTAGTATCGTCAGAAGCAGCTACAGTAGCTACTTCTGATTCCTCTGCAAATTCTTCCATATCCTCATCTAGTGTCGGCCATACAATCATCTCACCGTCATCATCATATATCGGTCTATCAACGTGTTCTCGTCCATCATCCATCATGTAAATCCCTCCTATCCTATCATAAATCTACCTACAAATAATATATTCCTACTTGCAAGGCTTTTAACTTTTATCTTTCTAAATACACCGTTTGATAATCCATTAGTGCACTCAAGTGCCACATAATCACCATCTTTATCTTTTTCTATTACTATGGCAGTATGTGATATCGCCATAAATTCACCATTATTCTTATCGTCAGAATCCATAAATATAATATCTCCAATTGCTAAATTCTTAAATGTTTCTAAGTCGGCTACATCTACTACCCAGTTTTTCTGTACAAAATATTTTCCTATGTTGGCTTCATTTCTAGTACTTGGAATCGCCCAGCTAACACTATTATTTCTATTATTATCAGTTTTCTTTTCATTTCCATATGGCGATTTTTCATAAGTCCAACCTGTTAATACGTAGTTAAGAAAACAACTATCATCTATTTGATATTTATTATTGACCTTCCATTTACTGATATTTTCGGCTGGGTTTTTAAAGTCACAAGGAGTAGTGGCATTATAACTGAACTTACTATTATTATTATAGTAACTATTAGCAATTTTAACTAGATCAGCTGAATATTTAAATAATGGTTGTGCATAATTACTACCTTTTTTCTTAGCTCCGACACTTCCTAAATATGCCTTGTCACTTATTGTAGTGTCTGGATTATAATACACAGATACAATATAAGTAGTATTTTCCTTTGGTAATAATACTCCATTCTTACAGTCCACACCTTCTAGGTATACTGTGTTAGGTTGTATTAGCTTGAATCCTTTTGCAGTAGTGAATACAATACGTGCATAGTAACTATCATTGTAATTAGTCGATGAAGTTGATGGCACTCTAAATTGTAATTTTGTTAGTGGTTTATTGTAAGTATATACACGTTGACTATCTAACATTTTATTACTTGTAGCACTGTTACTCTCCCATTCTGCTCCTTCTCCAAAGTATAATATCTTTTCCTTATATTTCTTGTAGTAAGTCTGAGTAGATGCTTCATCCTTCATTCTATACCCGTCTGTAGTAAGACTACTAAGCCAGTAATATCTATCAGTGGTATCACACATATCCTTTGGTTTTCTTAAGAATATTACGTATTTTGTTTTATTGCAGTAATCCAACATCATATTATTAAGTGAGTCTATTGCTTCATTCATTTGTTTGTAGTTGCCTGATTGAGAACTTCTTAAACGAGCTTCCTCACATACAAATATAGGTTTCTTTGGGTATTTAGTTAATAGTGCTTTTATGAGAGATATATAATCTTCCACAACGTTATCTACATTATCCCCTAGTGCAGGAACTCCAAATGCCAACATTACATGACTGACAGTTTTAGGATATGGAGTTTTGTCTGTAACTCCATTTACTGTAATATTAGTAATAAGTTTTCCACCTTCTACAAAGTCTTTAGGAGCTGCACTGTTAAGTCCTTTAAATGTAACTTCATAAGTTAGCCCGTCATCATCATCTACAATGTCTTTTGGGGGTGTTGGCTTAGTAGCTGATTGGTTTTTAACTTTGGCTTCCTTGTCCGCCCTTGCTAAGTCCCAAGGTCTAAGTATTATGCCATGTGTATACCAGTGAGTCATACTACCTCTTGAACTATATGTTATACTCATGTCTTCATATCTTATAGCTCTAGGCCATTTATAAGGTGCACTAGCATGAGCTATCATACGTTTACCATTTACTTTTCCGCAATATACTACTACGTGATGTGTGCCACCACTAGCATATTTAGAGGAACCTCCAGACTTTGATGCCCAACTAACGGTTACACTTGATGGAACTGTGGCATTACTTAGCATGATTAAGTCTCCAGGTAATAGTTCATTAATTGTTGTACTTGTTAGTTTCTTTAATGTATACCCACTGTATTTACAAGCACTTTTAACTAAAGTCCCATATGAACAGTTGGCTCCACCATATTTAGCAGTTACACTTCTAAGACCTGCATATAAATAAGCACATGAACTAAGAGAAGAACACACATAACAGTATGGATTTTTAATACCATTTATAGTTCCACTTACTTTATGTCTTTTGCTATCATCGTAGATACAAGAGCCTGCATAGTAAGTAGCTTTTTTATACTTTTGATGTAAGTCACATATTTCTCTAGCCTTATTGACTATTTTCTTTCTTACATTTTCTGCAACGCCTTTTTTAGTAGTAGTGTTACCATCTATTTTCCATGTAGGAGCATTTTTAACACTGGCTGCTCTAGACATATCAGACTCAGTTGATACAGCAGTAGCTTCTGCACTTTTATTTGATGTACCTGGTTTTACTGCCCCATAACCCTTTTTATTACCTTTACTATCAATACAGTATGGCAATTGACCGTCTACTACCTTATACCATCTAAGGTAACATTCAATATTAGTAGCAGTTCCGGCGTGTTTATTTTCTACATACCATTTTCTACCACCGGCCCATGCAGCAGTACCTTTCTCTAATTCTTTGAAATATAAAGATTGTACTTTTGAACTTTGCACTGTATATCCATATTTATTGACCCAAGATAAACCATTTTTCATTGCAACGTATCTACATATCAATAAATCACATCCATATAGACCGAAGTTATAACCAACCAAGGCTGCAAATATGTTCCATTTAAAACGTTTTAATGATTTTCTAAGTTCATTACAACCAAACATTATCTGGTTACATATAGCTTTATCTACTTTTACTCCATTTATTATTTTAGTTCCACAAGATTTAGGTTTCATATTAGAGTAACTTGGTGTAAAGTATTCAACTTTACCATCTAAATATTCAATCTTTTGTTTTTTATTAAAATAAGCAGCTCTTTCGCATTGCATAAGACCGTATCCGCCGCCGCTATACTTAGTAGCATCATATGGGTTGGCACTAGACTCGGCATATATCATAGCATAAACTAGTTGTGGGTCAAGTCCAAACTTTTTACTATAATATTCAACTGGAGCGTATATTTTCCAATGATTAGATTTACTTCTCATATTTTTTAAATCGCTATATTTATCACTCCATTTACCTAGTCCAAATCCTGCATAATAATCTACGGCTGCTTTGTATTGTTTTGCAGTTTTACTACTATCTTCTTTTTTATCAGGTTGTGGTTGAGTAGTAGGTGTTTTACCTTTTATTTCTCCACATTTGTATTTTATACAGTCATGAATTCTACTATCTCCTATCCATAATCCATTGTCTATTTTCTTTATATTTATTGCTCTATAATCTTCTGTGTCCTCACTTATTTTACTTGTATCATCTCCAGGTTTTACTGGGTCAGGTACTACTTTATCTGTATATTGCTTAATAAGTTTGTCTATTAATTTTTTATCAATACCTAATTGATTTAGATAATTTCTAATAGCAAGTAAATCACTAGCGGTTAATTTACCATGTTTCTTTATAATGTCTACAACATCATTAACTATGTCATCTTTATTTAAAGATTTCATTTTGCTACGTATTTCCTTGTAGTTACCTAGTGTTACACTGTTCTTAGTTCTATCTGTAAAACTAATTTCAAACTTTGTAATACGTGCCTCTAATTGAATTGGTGGGTTGAATTTTCTACTCACAACATAGTTAGTATCACCGACATCAATCTCCTCATAATCTCGTTCGGTCATATATACTGGTATCTCATAACTGAATTTAGTTTTATTTAATTCTTTTAGTTTTGTATATCCCTCATGAATTAACGTATATATATCTTCTGCATCACTTTTATATTTCATTAATACATATTTACCACCATTATTCAGCATTTCATGTGCTTTTTCATCAAATATATAGTTCTGACCAATCGGTTTGTCGGTTGGGTCGCCTTGTTCTTTTTCCCATTTTACATCACTAATAGTAAGTCCATTTTTACCTACTGGAATAATACCGCTACAAAAATTTGTAATATCTCCAGTACGTTTCATACCATAACTATTTCTGTCACTCTCAAATCTTTTGTATCTTTTAGTTCCTCTCTCACCATTCGCAAAGCAGTCTACAAAGAAGTTAAATTTACCTCTTTTTATGTCTACTGGAACTGTTCTAAATTGCCATTCACATTCATATAATATTGAAGTCGCATTCTGTATGACTGAATATACACTAGTAACTTCTGTAGTCTCTACTCTAAAGGCTTCCTCATCTAATGAAGGACTTACATAACCAACTTTATAGTTAGTATCCATTAGTATAGTTTCCAATAATTTTGTCGCATTTCCGTCTGCCACAAATTTATCCACATAACTATTATATAATTCAATACCAATAAACTCTGCATAAACTGTAATAGTCACATCATCTATGTGCTCAATACTAGTGGTTTTCTTAATCTGCATAAGTTTAAAGTTATCTTGCCAATAAAATCCAATATAGTTACCTTCTAAAAATATTGGTTGGTCTTGATAACTTACTTTAAAGGAGGCAGTATAAGTCTCTGCCCCCGTTATAAGTTCACTAGTATAAGTGTCATCATACACTTTTATGTTATTGGTATTTGTGGTATTTATTAGTTTTAATAGTTTTTTCGTATTGTCAAATATATATAAGTTTTTAATCATTTAAATACCTCCTATTCACTAGTTAAATTTAAATTCTCAGCTGGAGTACTTCTATCTTCATCTACTACTCCTAACCATTTCTCTCTTATTAATACACCTAGACTCGCAGATGTATCATCACTAACTACCTGTAATGTTGTTTCACCTTCATTGACCCTAAAGTATGAACTACCAATATCTACTAAATCATTTCTTAATTCATTATTAACATAACAATCACCATTTTCAAAATCTAAATCCACTTTATCGCCTGCTTTAAAGTATTTTATATTAGAAATTTCTTCGCTCTCAGGATTAAGTTCATATACTCTTATATCACTAATACCGACTCCACAAGCATTTTCTAACGTATCTGCCATTGTTCCTAGATATATAGCTAAGTAACTTAATGGTTCGGTAGAGTATTCGCTACTACGTTTGTTATTAGCTGATACAGATTGTGTAAATGTCCCATCATCATTCTTTTGTACTTGAGCACTATACACATAATATTGTCCTGTCTTTTTTCGTGTTAATGTAAAATATGCATTGGCATCATTCCAACTACCATACTGACCACTCATATAATGATTAGTAACAGTTTTACCGTCTGCATCAACTGTTTTGTCTGTCTTTTCCTTTGGATTATCATTACTTGTGATTAATATGGATTTTTTACTTACACTTACCTCAGCTTGGTTATATTCAAAATATGGGTTAATGTCACCTAAATATAATCTAAATATTTGAGTACCATTTATATCGAAGCCATATACCTCAGCTATTCCTGTCTTATGGTCTGCGTATGCAGGGTCATTTGTGTAATCTACACTCGTATCCATACCTGCTGCTCCTTTAAGGTTATCTACATTTATATATCCATAATGATTTTTACCATTTTTATCTTTCCAAGGTTTATAAATTCTATAAAATTTTACTGTTTGTTTACTGTTATTAGAATCTGTATATGTGTATGTATACGTTCTTTGTATTATTCTAAGTACAGTACCATAAGGTATAGTACATTCCACTTTACTACCTAGGTCAGGCTTTGTATATACAACACAACTAGCTCCTGTTAGTGTTTTACTTGGTGTAAGCCACATATTAGCTACTGTAAATTCTTGCACAGTACTCTTTGAATTATCTTTTATTTTCTGAGTTAGGTATTTAGCGTATACATAATATGTCTTTGTTTTGTATTTTATCTTTGCCCATCCATTTTGTATAGTAACCTCTGTTAATTTTGTTCCCTTTGGGATAATCCCCTTAGATGTGTAATTAGTTCCCGGTCCGGTTCTGTAATTAAGTCCATTGGCATTTACTTCGTAATATTTAGTCTTAGTACCAGAAACTACAGTTTCTTTTACTTTTTCTTGTTCACTAAGAAAGTTATTTGGATCACCATTTTTACCACTTGACCTACACTGCATTCTCACCATTACTTTAAAGTCATCTATGTTCTTACTTAATGCGATACGGGCACAGGCACCCTTTATTTTTTCTGAGCTATTACCTAATTCACTAAGTATAAAACTTTCACCTCCAGATGATATAGTAAAAGAACCATCTGTGCCACGACCTGCATTAATATTAGCTCCGCTCTGAATTAAAGTTCCTACACTTGTACATGGGTCATGTAGTATTAATGTTTGTTCACTCTTTGTTGTGCTTAATTGTAGTTGTGGATAATCACCTACTAATATTTTTTCTCCAGTTTTATTATTTTGTACCTGTGCAAAATGTGCATCTGCTCCAAAGCCTATACTTACATATGGTAGAGTTGCTAATTCACCATTGTTCTCAACTACTACAGTCTGTTGGCCATCTTCGGCATTGTATGCCTGTACATTATCACTATAACTATATGGTGTATGACATATTAGTTCAATGTCAGCATACCCACTCATACTATTCTTTTTCTTTACTTTTAGTGCACCTTTCAGCATTCCATATATAGTGATATTCTCACAGAATTTTATTGGTACTTCTTGTTTAGTATTTAGTATATCATGTAAACATTGTACACGAGTTTTATAATCATCCTCAGTAGATCCTATTACTGCAAGTGATATAGGAATAGAGATGGAGTCATATTTTGCTCCATCAAATATTTCTCCATCTCTACTAGATACATTTATAGTATCAATAGACTTCTCTGGTATATATGGTTTTTCTATACTAGTTACTATTGCTAAATCATTTATCTGATTGCCATTAAAATTAAAATAATTATACATAATCTCTCTCACCTCTAAATCTTTCTTTTTGGTCATTGTAGTAGTCATTGGTTTCTTGTACTGACTTAGCCACCTTTTGTCCCACCACTAATTTGTCCATAAGTATTGGAGTATTAGTATCTTGTAATGCCTTTTTATATTCTTTTCCCATTTCTTTATAGTCGAATTCTTGTTTACTATCTTGCATTGCTTGTGCCATACCTTTTATAGCATAAAGTAAATTACTATCAACTGTGTTTTCACTATTTATATTAATACCTGCTGTACTCATATTAACTTTTCCTAGGAATTTATTTGTATCTATAGTCTCTACTAGACTACTAGCATAATCTTTAATAGCTTTTATAGTTTTACCTGCATTCGCCTCAATACCAACAGTAACACCAGCCGGTATCATTTTCCCTACCATGTCTCTAAATACTGTTGATGGGGAATGTATACCCAAAGCATCTTTTGCAGCATTTAAGGCTCTACTTGCTATATTTTGCATTGTGCTAAATAAATTACCAGCCGCATTAGTAATACCAGTAATAATACCGTGTATGATATTACTTCCTATAGTCACCATTCTTCCAGGTAAACTACTAATACCGTTTATAATATTATCTTTGAATCTTTGTGCAGCTTCTCTACCCTTTTGAGCAAAATTTGCGGCAAAAGATATTACTCTTGAAATTGTTGATACTAGGAAAGACCATACACGACCTGGTAATTGTCTAATAAATGTACTTACACCATTTAAGAATCTACTACCAGCTTGTTGAGCTCTACTTGCCATTTGAACTACCCAACTTCCAACACGACTAATAGTATTTACTAGCCATGTCCATACTTTACCAGGTAATTGTTGAATAAATGTAATGGCATTTTGTACAAATTTACTACCTGCTTCATAGGCCTTTTGAGCCATCTGTCCAACCCATAGTACCGCATAAGCTACTGCATAACATAGCCAATACCAAATAGTTTCAGGTAAGTTACTGAACCAATTTCCTATATTACTTATCATTTCAGGCACAGTTTGAGTAAAGAAGTTTTTTAGTGAATCTATCGCATTACTGGCTATAGTTTTTATATTCTCCCAAAGATTAATCCAAAACTCTTTGAATCCATCAATATTATTCCATGCCCATATAAAAGCAGCTACAAGAGCCGCTATGGCTGCCACGACTAATACAATTGGATTAGCTAATAATACTGCCCATAGACTTTGTAATGCAGGTATTACAGTATCAACTATTATGGGTACAATTGTATCCAGTATAATAGATTTAAAAACTAAGAAAGATGTTCTTGCTACATTAAATGCAGTTTTTAATATTCCTATCGCCTGCTTCATTTTTAAAAATGCCTGAATACCTTTACCAATAACAAGTTGTATAGGTCCTACGGCTGCAAGTAATAGTGCCAGTGATACTATTACTTGTTTAATAGGCCCTGGTAAGTTCAAGAAGGCTTGAAGTAATTTTGTTAGCATACCTACTATCAATGATAGCGGCCCAGTTGTATTACCTATATCAAGTTGTACTGCCTCCCATGCACTACTTAATTGTTTTAATGCTCCAGTTAAATCTGAGTTCATCATATCTGACATTTTCTTTGCAGTACCATTACTTTTTTCTAGTTCTTTTGTAAAGTTATCAATACTGTCTGCTCCTGTATTACAAAGTATACCCATACCCTTAATACTATCCGCAGTAAATGTTGTCATAAGAGCAGCCGTCTTCTGAGCATCTCCCATGCCTTCTGTTGCCTTATCTACATCTCGTATAATATCAGTCATACTTCTAAAGTTACCATTAGCATCTTGAACTTTTACAGATGTATTTCCTATTTGTATTGCTCCATTTTTCATCTTTTGAGTCATATCTCTTATGATTGCATTTAAGGCAGTACCACCTTCACTACCTTTTAAACCGGCATCTGCGAATTTACTAAGTATTGCAGTAGTTTCTTCCAAACTCAAGCCTGCATTATGCGCATTAACTGCACAGTTCTTAAATGCTTCACCTAACATCTCTGTTGTTGTATTTGAATTAGCTTGAGCATAAGATAACACGTCAGCCATACGTCCTGCCTGGTCGGCCTCTAACCCGAATGCAGTTAGGAAATCAGTTACCAAATCGGAAGCCTGTGCTAACTCCATTCCAGATGCTGCCGCCAAATTAAGTACTCCGGGTAAACCTGCTGCCGATTGTTGAGCATCCCAACCCGCGAGTGCCATGTATCCTAACGCATCAGCTGCCTCACTTGCACTATATACAGTTGATGCACCCATTTGTTTTGCAGTGTCCTCTAATAATTTTAAGTCACTACCCGTAGCCCCAGATAATGCCTTAACTTTTGACATTGAATGCTCAAATGTCATTTGTGTCTTTACAACACTTGCCCCTAATGCCACCACTGGGGCAGTTACTCCGGCAGTAAGTGCAGCTCCTACACTAGATAAACTTTCCCCTGTAGCCTTTAAGCCACTGAAACTATTTTGAGTTTGTTGTACTTGACTTACTGCTCTATTTAAGTTACTATTAAAATCACTCATTTCCAATTTTAGGTGAGCTATAATGCTCCCCAAATCTACACCAGCCATATTATTCACCACCTTTATATAATTAAAAAACAGTAGAACCTTCGTCCTACTGTTAATTTTATTACCCTAATAGTAAATCTAAACCCGGATTTTTAGTTTTACTTTCTTTAATATCCTCTATAAACGTTGGTTTCTTTGTCTTGCCATCTTTATCAGGTTGCATCATATTATATAAATATGTTGCGGCCTCGTCTATACAATAACGACCATACACATCATCCTCATCTATACCTAATAAGTCACTAGGTCTGCATCCAAAGGTCTTAGCAGTGGATATAACATTTAATATCCTTCTACTTTGGAATAGAGGGTATGGCAGCATTTACATTGCCTTGTGCTTCACCCATTATTTGCATCTTTTGAGTATCCGTAATCACGTCCTTAATTTCTTCATATGTTGGCTCTACTAGACTTTGTTCACATACTAAATCTATTATTTCCATTATATCTTTTATTTTATTATCATCTTGTTCAAATAGTTCCATTGATTGACCTTTGTTAGTTTGTTCAAATAGATCATTCACTGTACCTAAAAGATTATTTGGAAGTTTTCCACTCATCATAAGATTTAATAGACTTGCTGGTTTTATTCTTACTGCTATTTTTTCTCCTGGCTCAAATCCATCAATCTCTATTATTCTAGTCGCCTTTTTTCTAAATTCTCTTGCACTTATTACTTTTAACTCACTCATTGTATTTCCCTCCTATATACATTATATTATTGTGCAGGGTCTTCTGGTAAAGTATCCACAAATGTTATTTCTTTTATTGGTAGTTTTGCTTTAGTATTTTCTCTAGCTTTTATTTCAAATTCTGGAGCAAAGAATCCATCTCCTACTGTCATTGTAGGGAATTTACCTGTACATTTATTCAATGTAACCTTTGCGTAGTTAACAATTGAGTCTCCACTGTAGTTAGCAACATATAGGTCCAATTTAAATGGTTTTGCCACATTACCCTCACTCATCATTGGAGTGGATAATTTTTTAGGACCAGATTCAGTTCCTTCTTCTACTTTATATCCAGCAACAAGACCTGCCATTGTATCATCAAATTGATTATCTGTTAGTTTTATATCGTACCCATAAATTAAGTCCTCAGTTCTAACAACTGCTAAGATACTAACATCATTTCTTAATATATCTTCTTCACCTTCACTAAGCACCGGTTCTAATTCAGCCTTTTGTGCAGTTTTGATATGTGCTACAACTCCACTTGTTTTAGCTTCACCTGTAGTTGGGTCAAGCTCAGTTATTACTGCCTTTTTAATATTATATAGTATAGCCATATTATACTTACCTCCTATTCATTATCATCATAATTAAAAATTACTGGTGTTCTACAAGTTATAGAACACACATAACATCTTAAATCTTGGTCATACATATCGTCACTCATATCGTGAGTAATTTCAATACCAGCTAAATATAATGCTTTTCTGACCTTATTTCTTAACGTATCTAATTGTAGAGGACTGTGTGGAGTATAGATATATATAATCCAGTTATCCCATCCACAAAGAGTATTATCAAAACTTTGGTTAGCACTTGTTCTCATTATTATTGCAGTATCCTCTGTGATACGTGCGGGACGGTCATGTACTGGCACTGTTTTAATCACGTCTTTTATTACATTATATATATTAAGTCTCGCACTCAATTTTTAACCCTCCTTTAAAACAAGTTACGTATCATGCCTTTAAAATTGTCTATCTCACTGTCTCTTGCTTTTTCTAATATCTGATATTTACCATCAAAGTCGGCTCTTGTTTCTAAGTAGTAACCATAGTAAACACCATGTTTAATACTAATATCTAAGTCGTTCTCAGTTACTTTATATTCACCTTTCAATTTATTTTGTGCTGTCTTAGTTCTATTTGTCCAAGGGTGATTAGCTTTTGCGTATGTCTGCATATTCTTGCTAATAGTACTACCTACTACCTTTAACTCAGCCTGCATTGTTTTGTCAAAGTTTTTTATTTTGTCATTGAATTCTTTAGTATCGAATGTTATTGTATTAGCCATCTAAATCAACCCTTTCCAATGAAACTTGGTATAGTAGATTATAATGCACTACATCAATTATCTCCAGTACTTTGTAATAAGCATTTTCATGAACTATAAAGTCATCTTCTTGTAATGGAAAATCTTTTACATATGTTGCATATAGTGTGGCATATGAGTAACCTTTTATAATACCTTGGTCATTATTAGTTATACTTTTACTTCTGCCACTGGAGCTGTTATCTATTACACATTGTAAGTCTTGTACATAAGACATTTCTTCTTTTAATACTTTACATCCCATTGCATCCACTTCATATATATCCCTATATATTGGTACTTGATAACCATAATTATTTATGGCACTCTGTACCTTCTTAATTACTCCAGCCTGTATTGTTTGCCTATTGCTCATCTACTCTACGGGGCACCTTTCCTGTTATGGAGGTTGCTTTGCCGCCGTTCATGTCTTTGTTGTATTGGTCTAAAAACATTTTGGCCATATTATTCCACATATCAGCACTATTTTTTATTTTAATAGCACCTATGGTAATCTCGTCAGCACTTGCTTTAGCCAAACAACATATATAGGCCAATTGGTATATATTATCATACATAACCGCCATTGCCATTAGTTGTTCATCTGTAAATGTAGGATACTGGTCTTCCATTATTAATACTTTTAATTGGTCAATATTTACCATGTAACCACCTCCTATAAAAAAATTGGTTAGGCTAAGCCGTGTTAGCCTCGCCTAACCTGTATATATAAGGGAATACAATGAGCTATTTAATTATGCACCTATTTCAGCTTTATCACTTACATCTATTACTGCACAATTGTCTATTGCTTCAAATGAAGGTATCATAACACATGATACAACAGTTACAACTTGCACTGGATGTTTTTCCTTGAATGTAGTAACAGTAGTACCATAAGCAGCTTGAGCAACTTGTGCATCTGTTCCTGACATTAAGTCAGATGCTTCTGGTGTAGTACCATATACAGTATTACCAAGGTTTCCACTAGGCATTAATACAACTTTGTTATCTGGTATTAATGTTACTTGTTCTGTAGCATGAGCTAAACCTGTTCCATGATCTAATTTACCGAATTTTTTACTGTATACGTATATTGATACACCAGTTACTTGTTCTATGAATGCTTGCTTTTGTTGTTCACTTACAAAGTAATGCATTGTAGAATCATCTGGATACATCATTTTTTGAACTGTATCGCAATTTATCATATTTAAGAATGTGTTTCTATTCATAACTGCTCTTGAAGGTCTTATACCTGTTTTTAATTCCATATCATCACATATGTCTATAAGGTCTCTAACTGGGTCAGCAGTAGTTTTACTTGCTGGCAACCATGCAGCTCTAACTGCTTTGTATAAGTTAGTCATACCATAATCATATACATAACGTGCTCTACCATCTGCACTAGCAACATCTATTTTACCATCTACCATTAATTGACATCTCATTATCTCAGCTTGAACTCTAGCACCTTCTATTAATCTAGCAGCTTCATCAAATATTTTTCTAATAAGTGGTAGTGCCACTGTATTATCAGGATGAGCTAATAATAAGTTTAATTGTTGTCTATCTTTTTCACCAATTCTCATTGCTTCTCTAAAGAATGCCATTTCAGTAGCAACTGCTTCGAAGCCTTCTTTTTCTCTCATACGAGCTTTAACGTCGTATTCACTTGGTTGTAATGCTACTGGAAGTCCATTAGCACCTTTTAACCAGCTTATATCAGTTCCCATACTAGTTCTTGAAGGGAATAATGTTTCAGCAAAGTATGGTTCTTTATTTATAGGGTTTTCTTTCACATATGCAGCAATTTCTTTTGCATTTATATAATCAAATAAGTTTACGTTTGCCATTATCTCGCACCTCCTATTTATTTACCACGTGGATTAAAGTATTTTTAGTGTCTAAGTTATCAGCTCCAACTAGTCTATCTTTTCTTACGAAACCATGTACTAATACTGCCACGTTTATAGCCGCGTCAGTTTCATCGAAATCGTCTAATTTTATAGTATTGAATACTATAGCGTTTCCAGTAGCAGCTGCAGTTGTTGAGCCGGCAGCAGCTTTAGTTACATTTCCCTTTTCATCGAATGCTATTACTGTTCCTTTTTTAAGTGTTTTTGCTCCCTCAAAATCATCATCAGCCACTGCCATTGCTTTTAAGTTAGCATAAGTTATTGTTCCCGGTAAATTTACATAATGGTCAGGGAATGCTAATATTTCTTTTTCAGGTGCTAGTATTTTCTTACTTCTTAACTTTGGCATAAATGCCACCTCCTAATTTATTATTTATTATTGTTACCAAAGAAATAATTACTATCAACTTGTTGTGCTTGTTCACTACATTGTTTACCTAAAAGTGCACCGAAGTCACCTTCATGTGTAGTTTTACTACCAAAGGCATTTAGATTACTTGGTTTTCCTGGAGAACCAAGATTTAAAAAACCCTTACCAGGTTGTGATTCCACATTATCAAATAGGTAGGCCTTGTCCTTTTGTAATGCAGCTAACTGGTCAGTTAATCCTTCAACAGTGCCATCTTCTTTTAATACGACTTTTTCCATGTCTAGGAATTTCATTAAGTCGTTAACATCTTTTGGCTTAGCTTCTGCTAATTCCTTATTTATGGCAGTACTTAATTTTTCCTTTTTAGCAGCTTCCTCCATGCCGGCAATTTTTTCCTCTAAGGCTTTTACTTGTTTTTCTGCTTCTGTAGGGTCTTTTACTTGCTTTTGTAAGGACTCAATTTCCTCGTTAGCCTCTGCTAACTCCGCTATTTTGGCATCTAAACGGTTTTTAGGTACATATCTATTATCCTTATCATCTATTAATATTTTGCATCCCTGCTCCTCTAGGGCTTTTGTTATAGCTAATTCCACTTCGGCAGCATTATCAAGTGCAGCTAAAAATTCTCTTAATTTTCTTTTTGCCATACTTACCTCCTGTTTTACGTGCATCCACGATAATATACAATGTTTTTAAAAACAAAGAAAATCTTACCAATACAAGGTTTTATGGATATCCTAGAACCCTTTGTCATATCTATATATTAATTTTCTAGGAAAAATATTAACTAAAATTGGACAATAAAAAACACCCAACTGTTAAGTTGAGTGTTTAATAATTTATTTAGCTTGTTCTTCCTCAGGTGGATATTTCTTATCATATTCTTCCGGTGTTAGTGTTAGGTCGGGATTATCTAGTAATACCTGGTGCATCATCATTCCTATCCCGTCTATAACATTTTCAAAGTCATCATAGCTAAGTCCTAATACTTGTAAATCTATACCACGCTCAAACATCATTGCATGAGCTAGTTCGTGATAAAATGTTTGTATTAAACTTTGGTCATCTTGTAGTGAAGGGTCTAGTTGTATTGTGTGTATATTTTTATCACATATTCCCAAACACTGTCTACCATTCATTAGTATTGGTCTATCATTTATTTCCACTTTATAATATGCACTTCCAACTCTTACTTCTTCAGGTATTATCATATAAATCCCTCCCTATTTTATTATATCTTCATTTTTACCATCTGCATAAAATATTTCTCCATAAGTTTTATTGGTATTAATACATCTATCAATTATGTCTATTATCTCCTGCTCAGTAAGTCCTTCTACCTCCATTAATGGAAAGTATTGTTCAAATTTGTCTAAATAGTTTTGTAATTTTTCTCTCATTCTTATCAACTCCTTACATATATAGTATAGTAAATCTTATCTATTTACTAACTACTTTTTAAATTGTTTTAATGTATCTTTTACTAGTTTATCATATGACTTCATCATCTCAGGGAAGTTGTCATATAAGAATTTCCTTGTCTCTGGTTGTGTCATACTAGAACTAATTTCTGCCCATAGTTCACTAGATACTTCTATACAAGCTGACTCATATGCAGTAATATTTCCATCTTGTCTACGTGTATAGTACTTAGCGTCATGACCCCATTTAGTCTTCACTGCCCCTGCCGACATCCCTCTAGCTGCATCTTGTAGTGCTATTGTATGTACTTCATTAGCATGTAAGAAGTCAGCAAACTTACCGTTAACTAAAGGAGCAGGAGTATTATCTAAAGTCTTCTTGCCATGAAATTTTTCTTCTACCCATTTAGTTTTCCAATTATTCATATCTCGCTCAAAAGCTTGTGCTAATCCAGTAGGTTTAATGGCATTCTTCAATGTTATCCTAGCATACATAGGCTCACTACCTCCGGAGAACTCATACATCCTAGGCTCATCGGGAGTACCTTGGTCATCTATTAAATGTCCCCATTCATGAAATAATACATTATATCTATATTTTTCCTCAAAGTATCTCAATCTTAAGTTCTTGTCATCACTTAAAGACATATGAATTTGTTTATCACTAGGTTGATAATAAGCACCGCCAGTTGAAGCTGTACGCTTGAATTCACCTACAGTTAAATATAAATCTTGTATTTCTTCGGGAGCTTGTTTTAATTTATCTAATACACCATCTACAGTGTATTTTTTATTTCTTGATTTTAATTCTGTATGTAGTGTTTGTTTCATTTCAACATATTTAGCTGCACGCTCTTCCTCAGTATAAATACCACGTTGTTTAACTGCTCTTTTCTTAGTAGTTTTAGGTTTAACGACTTTAGATTTAGCAGTACCTCCAAGTCCTTTATACTCAGGTATTTTATCCATAGCACCACTATTCTTCTCGCCATTCGCCCATGCTCTCATATCTTTAGCTATGTCTTCAGGAGTTGCTTTCTTACCATTTATCATCCATACTGGTTCTAGCCAACACGCTCCATTTGGGTGGTCAAGTGGTATATCTTCTTTGTCTATTATAAATAGACGTCCATCCAGTGCGTTACATGCATCACAAGTTCTACCTGCCTCATGATTACTATGCCACTGTACTCCACCCATATAAGGATTAACTCTTTTAGTGTTGATTGTCTCTATCTGAGCTTGATGTGTGATTGTAGTTCGTGCTAATCTCAATGACTCATAGTCTAATCCGCCACTATATTTTCTAGCATAACCACTACCTAGTTTTTCTCTTATCTTATTTCTACTCCATGTATGATGGCCACCCATAGCAAATTGTTTTAAGTTCTCAGCCATATCAGCAGCTCCCATACCTTCTGCCATACAACTAGCTACTGCATCTTCTATTTTTTCTCCGCTTTTACTAGTAGCATTCCATAACGTTTTATCTAAACCTTTTCTTCCTTCGTATAACTTCCCTTGTATTATTTGCTCTACAGTATCAGCATTAACAATATCAACTAGTTTATCCACTTGGTCTTTAATTTGTTTATAGCCATCTCCCATTAATAGCTGCATCATCTGTTTATTTATATCAGATAAATCTTTAGCAGCTTGGCTATTATATTTCATAACCACTTTTAGTAACTCATCATATATTTGTTGACTATATGCTGCCGTCAAATTCTTTACTGCTTTGTTATCTCCATAAGCATTTTTAATTCCTCTATTAATTGTATCCATATAAGCCTTTTTATAGACTTGTATTATCTGTTGTTGTTGCTTTTTAGTTAGTTCTCTTGGTTTATTTCTCAACTGTTTATTTAATGTATCTAAATACTCTAGCCCGTTCTCCGATTGTGTATTGCTAGTAAATCTCGTCTTAGCCATACCTCCACCTCCTATACAATTCATTCTATTAAAAAGGGAGGCTTAATTAACCTCCCTTAGTGCTACTTGATATATCCCTTGTATTTTTCTTTTAGTTGTTTACCTCTCTCAGCTATATCTCGTCTAAGTTCAGTTATTGTGTCTAAATAACTTTGTTCCTTCTTATTTGCTCTGTCCTGTATTTCTTGTGGTACAAAACCACGTATTTTAATCTGTTCATTTAGGTCATATCTATTCTTATATTGTATTTTAGTTAATTCCTCTAATAAATCTTGTAGTTGTGACATCTCTCTACGTAGTTGGTTATCAGTTACTACAGTTACATATTGAGCACCACATCTACATTCAAACCCTCTAATAATTATACATCCTTTTAGTAGCATTAATTCCTTTTCTCTAGGATAAAACTCTCTACCACATTTATCACATTTAGCTTTAAATTTCAATTGTTTTTCCCCTCTACGTCCTTTAGTCCATCCACCTTGTTTACTCATATCAATCAACCTCCCAAATTTTTTATTCTATATATAGTATAGAAAATTATTCAGTTTTGCTAATTGATCCTTTAAAATCGGTCATACTATTTTGAGTCATGTTGACTTTATCCATCTCATCTAGTATCTCGTCAAACTCTTTATCTGCTTCTTCAGCACTACCAAACTCTCTAATATAACTTTGTTTACTACGTACATTAGCTTCTACTTCTTTTATTGCTATTGTCTTAGTATCAACTTCATCATCTGGAATTGGATAGTTATGATCTAAATCTAAGCTGACTTTATATTGCATAGCTTGATTGATAGATGGGTCATCTGGATATAAATTACTCTTTAGTACAATCTCCTCAATTAATTTTAATAGCCATATAATAGCTTCGTCCCATGCTGCCCACTTTTCTTCACAACGTGTAATAAGGTCATCATATAACATACGTAGAGCCTTACCACTGGCCACATTAACTAAACTCTCTGGTAGTGGTTGCTCCATACATTCATACATATCCTTTTTTAATCTCTCTAAATAAGCATCGGCAGCTCCTTGGAAAGTAAACTCACTACCAACCTTTTGTATACTAGCTTGTTTATAACTACCATTAGTGCTACCCATTCCTAAAGATGTATCAGTTTTAATATCTAATATTGACCCAGGTGCCACTACTATTCCCTCAATAGAAGCACTATCTGCATCTATAAATGCAGTCTGGTCAAACATTGCAAATCTAAGACTATCTCTATAATCACTAACAGTTTTGTTATAATCTTCCTGCATATCCATAAGGTCCTTTACATCACTACGTCCTCTAATATCTCCTGTAAGCCCATCGTTGAATATAACTGTACAAGGTATGCAGCTTAATCCAGTATTCCATTCACTACGTATTTCTACTTGTTGCATTTGTTGTTCGTCTTGTTGTTCTCCTGCAATACTACTATTAAGTACATTTGGTACTTCTGCATAAGCTATTGTATTAGTACCATCTACTACCATGTATGTACACCAACATTCTTCGCCTCTCATCTCATAGATCCATTTATGCCATCTCTGCTCGTTTTGTAGTTTGCCTACTGTGCTCTCATCTTGATAAGCTATCTGAACTTTAATTAGTTTATCACAGTCATTTGGGTCATATTCATATAAGAACTCAGGCATTGTATAAAATCTAAACTTTATAGGTGCATTGTCTATAGGGTTGCCATAGTCATCTACATCTAACATTAAGGCTAATAAAACACGCTTACCTATAACACAGTCCATAAACGCCTTACTAAATTTATTCCAAAACTTTCCATCCTCTAATATTTTTTCATATGCAATACGTTTATCGTCTACTAATGTAGGGTCTGTACCGTCTACACTCTTCACCACTATTGTAGGTGGCACACTTGTCATAAATCTACCTTGTTTTTTAAGTAGCTTCTTTGTTAAGTTTCTTATCTCTCTTGTTGGTCTATAATCTCTGTCTTTTACTGGCCATAGTTGTCCAGTTCCATCTTCTAAGTCGTCTTCTAATTGTTCAGGTCTACCTTCGTAGAATTCATAGTAGGTTTTTACTTGCTGCAATTCTTCTAAGAATCTTCTGTCTGTACTGTATAACCCTACTAAGGCTCTATCTATACTGTTATACAAACTCATTTATATCATCCTCCTTTTAATATATGGCACCTTTACCACTCAGTATTTTTAGTGCATCATCTAACGTTCTGTAATTAATACTATCTGTCATTACTGCATAACGTATTTTATCCATAGCATGGTCATTCATTTTTAGTATTTCCTCCACGCCTTTGTCCAGTTTGTCTTCATCCCAACAATATGAACCAAACTCCTCTATATCACTTCTACAGCTTGGGTCTAGTGTAAATCTATCTTGATTTAATAGATAACTCACTAGTTGAATTCCAAGCTCAACATTATTCTTAGCTGGTACTACTTTGATATTATGTCTTTGGAAGAACTTATTCTTCTTAACCTCTACTATCAGTGGAGCTGCACTCGGGTCAATTGTTATGTATTCTGGCATTACATTATTCTCCTGTATAAAAGCAATTAAGTCTGTCACGTACTCAGCAACAGTCTTTTGTCCTTCTTTTCTACCATTATGATAGTAACTTGCTATTTGGTGATATCTCTTTGTAGGAGCATAGTATCCAAATATTCCAAAGGTAGTAGCATTCTGAATACCAAAGTCAGCGCTAATAAATATTCTCGTCCAATTAAGACTTAGTCTCTTTGCATGTCTATCAGGGTCAAACATTGGATATATAACTCCATCTGCCATAACCCACAGTCCTAAAATAAATCTCTTGTAGAATACCCCACTGTACATTGATTTATAACGTTCTATTACCTCTTGACTTAGACTTAAATTATCTTCCATTGTAAAGTGTATATGTAATGCTTTTCTATCTGCACACTTTTGTATCCACTCTTGATTAAACCAGTGGAAAGGACTATGAGGGTTACAGTTGAACCAAAACTTAGCACCTGTTACTGAGCAACGAGCAGTCGCTTGATTGACAAAAGACTGTGGCATTAATGCTACTTCATCAAAGAATACTCCTGCTAATGTTATCCCTTGGATTAAATCTTGTGAACTCTCATCCTTTCCACCAAATATATAAAAGTAGTTTATTGCTTTTCTAATATTGCCATTCTTTGTCTTCCATGTTCTGCTAATAGTTAATAGGTTCTCACTTCTATTGTCATGTACCATATAGCCTCTACTCATTAACATTTGTTTTAATGGCTGAACTACGTTTCTTCTACAAGATGCTATTGTCTTACCACACAATGCAAAGTTCATTCCATTGTATCTCTCTGTAGCCCAGTTTACGTAGCTGAAACTCATACAGACTGTCTTACCACTACGTACTGCCCCATCACATATCAATGCAGTGTTGTTTTTATATCTAGGATCTAGCCACCATGATAGTACTTGTATCTGTTTTGCACTAAATGGTTTCCATCCAAAAGGTACTACCTTATTAATCTTGCTCATCTACATCACCTTCATTGATACGTTTTAAAGAGTCAGCTAATATTGCTACGAAGTCATCTTGTACGCTTTCATCACCACCAAGTCCTGCAATAGCTCTTTTAAGTTCCATTTGTTCATATTTCATTTTAAGTTCCATTGCTTCTTTAAATGGAATAGTACCAGTACACTCATCTAAGAATGTCTTAATAGCTACCATATTCTGTATTGCCTGAGCTAATTTAAAATGAGATATCTTTCCTTCCTTGTCTAATATACTACTACTGTTATCTACCATTGATTGTTCCCATAGACATAGTAGTTTATAGCCTGCTTGGTAATATCTATCTACTAATTCTTTATTAGCATCTACATACACTGCTTGGCACTTATCTAATGCTAATTGTTTTGTTGCTTTTCTTTTCTCCGCCCAACCTTCACTATGTATTAATTTACTTAATGTGCTATTACTGATATTCCATTTATCACACAATTGTTTATGGGTCATATTAGCACAATAATCAAGGAATAATTGGTCAATCTCATCTCCTGTTAGTTTTGCTTTTCTAGCCATCTAATCACCTACTTTCTAAAATGTTTTGGAGTATTATGGTAATGGCTCAATTCTACCTCCCCATCTATTCTCCTTTGTATTTGCTCTCTATATTTCTTACTATTACTTAATCTTACTAGGCTAACTAAAAAGTACTTGTTTACCTTCTTAGGTATCTTATTGTTTATTATGCAGTCAACTAAATACATTGCTTGTTTATAACTGTGTATGTGTGTATGTCCTTCATCCCACTCCTTCTTTGTATTATACACTACAAATTCATCATGTTCCTCTCTTTGAAATACTACCATATATTTTTTAGCAAATACTTTTTTCATATGGACCATCCTCCTATCACAAATTTATATTAGTTATTATCACTAATTATTAATGCAAGAATTAGTAATTTAAGACTTATTTTAGTACAATTAAAAGTTATTTGGGACTTAATTATATAGGTTTATTGTGTTATTTATATTAAAAAAGAGTGATTAATGTACTATTAACCACTCTATTTGATTGTTATTTAGTTGTATTTCTTATTATTTATCCTCCATCTTTTCATATTTATCTATCATTACATTTAATAAGTCATCCATACTAACTCCTACTTGTTTTGCTTCTTTTTTAAGTTGTTTCATTTCTTCATTAGTCATTATATGGTCATTCATTATTGGCCACCATTTATCTACTAATTCATTAGTTGCATATATTTCCCATGTTAATTTATCCATATCTATTCCTAATCCTCCTTTTATTATATCATTTACAGTTATTTCTTCCGCCGCCACTTTTGGCTCCTCTTGTGGAGCTGCTATATGTTGTACTGTAGTTGATGTATCACTAGTATATTTATGATTACATTCTATAGCTACTTTAGTTGTTTGAGCTATTGTCTCTATCATGTCAAACTTAGCATTTAATGTATTAGCACCTAGTTTTAATTCACTTTTATATTTATCCACAATAGCATTCACTACTGTAGATTGTAATGCAGTTAGTTCAAATAATAGATCTTGTAATTCACCTTTTACTAATGCTCCTCTTTCCACTATTTGTACTCCATCTTTAGTATCCACTGTTATTTTAATCATATATAGCCCTCCTTAATTATTTAAATTATTTTTTACTTGTTGTGCAAATTCGTCTATAAAATCATTTATATGCTCTTTATCTAAATTATCCCTTTCTACTAATGTCATTATTATACTTATTGTGGCATTTAATAATTGCTCCAATACATCTTTTACTTCTCCTTTAACTCTTGTTTGTACAGTTCCGTTTTTAGTTCTTTTTACTTCAATCATATTATTTCTCCTCCTCATTTTTAATATCAATAAAATATTTAGTTGTATCTAAATTACTTAAACTTAGTAATATGTATTTTAAATCTTCTATTGTAGAATGTCTATATATAAAACAATTCATGCCATTCTCTTTATTTACTACTCTTACTGTATACTTCACTATTTAGCCTCCTTACTATTTAGTTCTTTTTCCATTGCCTCTACAGCCTCTTTAATATGTTGTACTGCTGCGAAGTCTGAGTAGTCCTTTAAGACTACATCTCTGTAGCCCATTAGTAGGGCTACTAATTCATATTGAGATATTAATGGTTCTTGATGTGGTGTTACTTTCATCTTTACAAACGCTTGAACCTTTCCATTAATTGGTTTTAATTTACTCTTTACTTTTAACATATTGTACCTCCCGTTATTTTCTTCATTTATCTTACATATATAGTATAGAAATAATGCTCTATTTACTAAGTAGATATTTAATTATTTTCTATTGTTTCACTTGGAGATTCCTCAACATCGTTGTCTGTATTAGTTGTATCTTCAGGGTCTATACAGCTATCATGTACGTCCTTATTAGGATAATCTTCGTCTTCATCATAATATTGTTGGTGTTTTTCTTGTTCTTCTTTTTTATGTTCGTATTCAGGTGTATAGTTACCATATTCATCATTTATTTGAGTACCATCTTCATCATAGCAAATAGGATATTTACCTTGTTGTTCTTGTTGTTCTTGGTCTTCTTGTTCATGTATTTTTTCTTGTTTCTTAGCTTCATCTTCTAGATGTCCACCATTTTTCTTAATTAATCCTTTTTCTTGCATTTCGTCGTCGGTCATTTCGTCTTCGTCTTTAGGTTGTTCTTTTGTAGTTTGTTCTTTTTTAGTTGTGCCACTATCTTTTGTAGTTTGTTGTTTTTGCTCTATTTGTTTTGCTTCTTCTTTAGTTACTTTTTCTCTTTTAACATTACCTTGGTCGTCCACGTATTTAATTGTTACTGTGTCGTCTTTATCGTTGTTATTGCTATTACATCCAACCATTAAACTTGCACTTAAAATACCAGCTAATCCTAAACTCATTAATTTTTTCATCATATTACTTACCTCCATTTATACTTTTTATTTTTTTAGTACTATATTGTGATTCACTTGTTTTGTAAGCAGTTAAAAAATTGTTATCTTTGTCTACTATTATTGTAGTCAAGTTCATTGTGTATATTAAATTGTTGCTTTGTTTACCAGTTACTACATCTTTGATGCCAGTTTCTAATGCTTCTAATATCTTAGATTTGTTAAGGCCATGCTTTTGATAACTATGAAGTAATTCCATCTTACCAAATTTTATATCTAACATTTTACTCAACCCCTTTTATAGGGAGCTACTATCTAGTAGCTCTATTTATTTGGTTCCAAGTTTCTCCAAATACATCTTCTCCAACTTTACTAATCCAAAATGTTCTAAATGGTTTGTAGCTATTTTCTAACCAATTATTTATTCTGTTACAATCTTTACTGTCATATACTCTTTGACATTCATTAACCATTGTATATATTTCTTGTTCTAATCTTCTCATGTCCCCCAATTGTTGTCTTAGTTCAACGTTTTCTAATCTTAGGCTTTTTAATGCTTCCATGTTTTGTTGTTTTTTAGCTTCTCTTATTTGAGCTTCCACTTTAAATATTCTTCCTTCTATTTGGTTTGTCTTTAACATACTATCCAACTCCTTTTTCTCTTTTCTTATCTTTTATTAACTTAATTATACTACCTCCTATATAATTAATCAAGTGTTTTTTGAAAAAAAATAAAAAAAAAATCCCACATTTTTATGTGGGACTGTATTTATATACATCTTTTACACCGCCATAAGTACTAAAAGAAATCCTAATATTATCATTCCCATACCTAATAGTATTTCGCCACACATTAACTCTATTATTCCTATTCCTATATCTATACCAGCTATAATAAGGGTAGTTTTATCCATTTTACATTCCTCCTTATTGATTTTTATATTCTCTTTCAACTAACCATAACAAGCAATAATTTGCTAAGTCCAATATCGTATCATCAATTTTTTCATCTTTTACTTTTTGTTCCGGTGCATTTGGATTACATAATGTCATTAATCTATTGTATTTGTCTGTAATTCTTACTAAGAATGATACACAACCGAACTTCTCATAAGTATCTGCTACACTATTTCCATAGTCATTGTTCTTAGCTTTATAAGTTTCAGCTAAATTATTTAGTAAGTAATCGTATATAGTTTGTCTATCTATTTTAGTTTGGTTTACTGTTAGTGCCGGTTCTAACATATCTTTATTCCATACATAAGGGTTATTATCATTTGCTAAATAGTAATCACCCTCTCCATCTATATATTCTATAATATCAATTGTTCCTCTAAATGGTAACATGTCATTTATAACATTACATCCCCCATATTTTTCACCTTCTTGTATACTATCTTTTATTTTAACAACATCACCTATTTTATATTCCATACTATTTCCCTCCATATTATTTTTTTTTCATTATCTAACTACAACTAATGTACCGATACGTTTCAGCAAATCCTCTTGATTATTAGTTAACTCACCACTAAATACTACAACTGCACTTGGAAAAGGTGCCGAATCTTTACTGCCACCAAATTTTAATCTACCTTTTATAAAACATATACCTTTAGCATTTGGGAATATTATATTTTGCCATACTCTCGTATCTGGTCTAGCAGGGATTAAACATACAATTGTAGCACCCTTTAAACTTTCTTTTGCAGCCTTCTCTATCCACTTAACCTGTTCTCTCCCATATGGTGGATTCATCCAACATATATTATCGCTCCAGCTTTGTGCCAATCCATCTATTTCTGGAGTAAAATACTTATCGCACTTAGCCGTTTCAGGAACTGCGCATACATCCAATGTAAAACTAAACACGCTATTTAAATTATCAAAGAACTCCTTCGGTGTTTCCCATGTTTGGCCCTTACTACTAAATAAACTTTTATTAATCATACTATTTTTTCTCCTTTAAATAATTATCTAAGAATTGACATAAATTAATTTTATTTCTATCCTTATACACAATACAGTCAAAACATAAATGACAAAATTCACATTGTCTATGCTCTTTTAATCTTTCAATGTTGCAGGGTGCTAAGACCCTGCTCTCTATTTGTTCATTAGTGTAATAATATTCGTCCATTATTTACCCTCCTCAATAACTTCAACTTCCTCATCATTTATACATTTCTCATGTTTTCCATCAAAATAATACTCACATTCTTTAAATTCTTTTGGCATACCTTTACATCTATCTTCACATTCTTTTTCACATTCAAAACAACAAACAGTCCCAAAGGGATTCCCAAATTTACAAGCCATATTATTTCCCCTCCGTATAAGTTAAATACGCACATCCAGCTGTTGTTACTCCTAGTATTGCTAAACTTATTGGTAAACTAAATCCAGCTATACCTAACATTAAAGTCACACCTCCTATAGTAGCTAAGTTTGCAACTGTTGTATTATTCATCATTTCTTCCTCCTTTTTCTAATATATATTGCATATATGCTAATCTACAATCAGATGTCTCATACTGAGCTAGAGGACAATCTTTACATCCTCTAACTTTTTCATCATATATACTATCACAAAATAATTTTACTCTATCAGTTAGATCAGCTATTAACTCTCTATCACTTTTACTTTTTCTTCGGCTCATACAATCCACACCCTTTCATTTCTGGACAATAACCTAACTTCTTACATTGAGATACTAATAACTCTTTATATCTTGGCTCAACTGCTACTACTTCTTTTACCATTAGTGATACTAAATAAAATATTGGTATTTCTGCTCTATTACATAATCTTACATTCGCTAAATGTATAAGACCTTCAATGTTTACTGCAAAACTACAAGCACTTGCTATTCCTATTGGTACAAAAGTTCTTGCTATCTCGTTTGCACGTTCTTTACTAACTCCTGTCTGTTTCATTTTTTCAACTGTTAATTGATAACAAGTTGCTGCATATTCTTCAGTAAAATAATGGTCTCTAACTAGTAGAGGGTTTTTTCTTATTTCTGGGGCTGCATATACGTCCATTTTACCTTTTGTTACATATCTTAAACTTTGTACATTTTTTACTACTCCTACTTCATGTCTTACTAGTTGGTCAATTGTAAAACGTGGTATTCTTTGTAAATCAAATACAAAATATAAATGTCTACTACCACTTAAATGTCCACTCTTTAAACAATGTAGTCCTACTTTTTCCGCTTGTTCTTTTGGTGTATCATAACATACACAAGCAAATTCTCCATGTTTCTTAATAAACTGTGATACTTCATCTTTATTAACAAGTGTTACTTTAAAATCTCTCTCTCCAAACATTATCTAGTTACCTCCTCATATTCTTCTTTTGTTATATTAACAACATCACCACATCTAACACATCTTACAAAGTAATGTGTTGGTACTAATAACATTAATATAGCTAATATAAAACATATTGGAGCACCTATCCATCCTATTATTGGAATCCACATCATACAACCTCCTATTAGGAAGAATATAAAACTATAACTACCCCTGCCCATCTTACAATACTCTACATCACCGTTACATTTTTTACATCTTCTTCTCATACCACTTTACCTCCTTTAAACTTTTCTTAATATCTTTTTCTAGTTTATTTAATGTATCTAATGTAGTTTTTAGATCTTTTAATTCTGTCTGTAATATACCCAATCTTAAACAGTCAACTAATGCCTTTTCTAATGTCGGATAATATCTTTCTTTTGTTGTATATGTGCCAACCTTAGTCTTATAAGTTTGAATTAATACATAATTTTTATCCTTATCAGTAGTAATTTCAAATTCTTTGTTTATTTTCATTACTATCATCTCCTTGTATATAGTATAGAAAAATTTACCATTTTGCTAACAACAACTTAAAATTTCTATTATTAAACTATAACAAGCTACTACACCATCGTATTTACCAGTTTTAATCCCCTTGTCATACTTTTGTATCAAACGTAGTGCAGTAAGTAATTTAGCAGGCTCTATACGGTTATAACGTAGTATATTATTACATATCCAACTATTAACACCTGTTATTTTAGCTATATCTTTTTCTCCTCGATACCCTTCTACTAATACACATTTATGTAACTGAGAGTATATGGCGTATATAATACCCATTACATTATTTTTATCTTCTAGTAGTTGATCTAATAGTCTAAATGTTAATTGTTCATCTTTTTGCATTACTGCATCCGCTAGGTGAAATACAGTTACTTCTTCTTTTGTTGGTATATACTCATCTACTATCTTTTTATTCAGCTCTTTTATTCCTGCTCTCTTGAATATATCAAGATAATTATTTATTGTATTTAAGTCATTATTACACGCTTCAATGAAATATTGTTTATTACTCACACTACAGTCCATATTGACCACATTTAATAATTGTTTTGTTGTCATATGATTGAATTCTACTACACAATCATTTAAGTCCTTTATAAATTTCTTACACTTATTCGGTGTTGTAACTTGTATCACCAATACAGCATTTCTAATTTTACTGCTTATACTGGCCCACGTTTTCTCACTCTTGATAAAATCCATATCATCTCTAACTACATATACTGCAAATTTACCACTTATTAGTTTACTTGTTATTTTGTTATATATATCTGCCACTCTATCTATACGCACTATATTACCCATTTGTTTTAAGTATATATTTTGCAGCTCAATTTCTTCTCCAGTAAAAATATAAAAGGGAAGTAAATTACCTTCCCTTATTTGCCCCTGTAAGTCTAATAAACCTAACATAATTTTATTCCTCCTACTATTTGTACTAAGTACCATATTGCTATTGAAATTACTATTGCACTCATACCGTCAATGTCTCTATCTCCTATTGTTTGTGTTATCCAATCAATTACAATGCTCATCGCCATTATTAAACACATAAAATTAAATATTACCATACTATTTTCCTCCCTTTTGTTTTTTTCTTTTTACTCCATGTTTCTTGATATCTTGTTTTTCCCTTTGGTTGTGTTCTTGTTTCATATATAATATATTATTTAATGTTATTTTACTAAATTCATCTACAAATAATTTTTTATTTTTCTTACTTATGATAATTCCATTCTCATCTTCATTGATAGCACATACAGTTTCAAAATGTCTAGTGGCAAATCCACGCACATATTTCTCCTCACTATACCATGCAAAACAATCTTTATAGGCTTCTGCAAATTGTTTGGCAAATTTCTTAATTTCTCTAGCATCATTTTTTAGTGGTAACATATTATTTCCCCCTTAAAGTTCTAATATTTAATACAAATATATCGAATATCAACTGTTTATTTGCTCCTCTTATTCTTAAGTCTCTTAATGCTAAACTAGTATACTCTATCATCTTATAGTCAACATAACTACTGTGTTTCTGCTCATCTATTACTACTTGTTTAAATAGTTCTAAAAATAGTTCCACTGGATAGCCATCATTCTCTTTGAATCCTATTGGATTACATATCTTAAAAGCATTGCCAGTACTGACCTTCAATATATTGTTGTATACCTTTAATGCATACTGATACATATTTATGAAATCCTTATTTACATATTCCAACATTTGCCCCGGTGTTGTGGCTACCTTACATAGTATATCCCTTGGCACTTCACCCAGATCGTATAAATCAAATACATCATTTAGCTCGTGTACACTGTAATTATCCATTATTAGCAGTTTGGCTCTACTACGTATTGTTGCTAATAAGTTATCTATATTTCTTACTCCAATCATTATGTAGCCTTTACTAGGTGGCTCCTCAGCTAATTTAAGTAATGCATTTTGTGCTGGTATAGATAACTCATCTCCCTTTATATAAAATAATGTCGGTGTAGATATGGCAGTGCAGTCCTCTATTAACTGTCTAATACCTTCGATATTATTATCTACTAATACATAATTGTAATGGTTATTATTGGCTATTTGTTTACTCATTAGGTGTTTCCCAGAACCCCTATCACCCCACAAGATAAAAAAGTGGGGTATAGGTTGACCATCCAACTTAGCTTGTAATTTACATTGTCCTATTATTTTAGACATAAGAGTATCAACTCGCTTTCAATCAAATTTTTAGGATTCTGCTCATATTTTATCTTGTCCAATAAATTATTTACTCCGTCTAATATATCTACTAAGTCGTACTTTGAAGTATTAGTTGCTATATGGATACATTGTCTCATCATATCAGTTGGTATCATTGTTAACTCTTTATTTCTTGTGATGTTCAATTTACATAAATCTAATACAAATTTATTTAAATCTTTTACAAATAGTTTTAAGTCCTTGCCGTCTCTGTATATCTTATCTATTATTTGTATTGGCTCATCTGGTTGTTGATCTATGATACCCTGTACTATACCTAATAGATGTTCATAATTAGTAATTCCTAAGCAATCTAATACTGCTTGTAATGTAATTTCAGTTGTGTAACCTAATACTGTATCTAATTTCATTATGGCATCTCTCATACCCCCGTCAGCTAATTTTGCAATATATTCTATTGCCTCTACGTTGTATGTTAGTATACCTTCCTGTTTTAGTATATACTCTAATCTATTTACTATATCGAATTGTGGTATACGTTTAAAGTCAAAACGTTGTAGTCTACTTAATATAGTTGCGGGTATTTTATGTGGATCTGTGGTGCATAATATAAATATTACTCCTTTAGGTGGTTCCTCTAATACTTTTAATAGGGCATTAAATGCACCAATACTTAACATATGAACTTCATCAATTATATATACCTTATACTTACTATCCAGGCTCTTCATTCTACAGTCATCAATTATACTACGTATATTATCAACACCATTATTACTGGCTCCATCTATCTCAATTGGTTTTCCTTTACCACCATTTACCTCGTTTGCAAAGATTCTAGCACTGGTAGTTTTTCCAGTTCCTGCACTGCCACAGAATAAATACGCTTGTTTTATCTCTCCAGTTTCCAATTGGTTAGTTAATACCTTTTTTATATTGTCCTGACATACAACATCACTAAATGTTCTTGGTCTGTATTTAGTTGCTAATGCTTCCATATTATATCAACTCCTCACAAATATTTACTATATGTTCACATAATAGCCCAGGTATTCTACTTCTTTCCTTAGCATCCTTTAATCCCTGTGTACCTGTTTTACTTCTTCTAGGAGCTCGTTCGTGGCATGGAGCCCCATTTTTACACATAGGTTTAAAATGAGGATCAGGATAGTTAGTCCATATATCAGTTGGTTTCATTCTTTTGTCCCCACATTGACAATATGTAACGGTATATCTTGGTAGTTCTTGCATAAAATTCATTTTTCTCATTCCGCCTCTAGGATTCTCTATGAAGTAAATCATATTAGGATTAATTTGTAATAACTCTTTTATTATATTTAACATATGTGTATTTACTTTATCGCAAAATTTAGCATAATCACTCTTAGGAGCTAAATTTCCATTAGCTTCTTTTATCCTATGATGAGATATTGCAGCTATACTATATGATGTACAATCAGGTGATGCCCATACTACATCGGGGACACCAAATCTTTCTATAATATCGTTAACTGTTATTGTCCCTATATCGGTGTACCAATTAATATCGGGGTGTTGTTTATCCCACTCTATAGAAAAAGTATTATGCCCTCTAGCTTCAAACGCTTTACTTATACTTCTTGTACCTGCAAATAATTCTAAAATCTTTAATTGTTTTTTACCCATTATAATTCCTCCTTTAATTTTTCTATGTAATCCTTAAGGTCTTGTAAGGGTATCACTGCATATTCTTCCCCTACTTTTCCAAAGTCAAATACTAATGCAGTATAAGGTCTATGCATTGCTAATGATTGTTGTTGTAGTTTTGTCAGCCATTCCTTTTTTATTGTGAACTGTGTTGCAGGTTGCATTTTAGTCTTACATTCCACTAAATAGAAGTTATCAACTAACACATCACCTTTTTTAGTATGGCCTGCTCCACTATTTGGTGTAACTTCTCCATCCAAGTAATTTGCTACATATTGTTCTTGTTCATCACTTTTACTTCTTGTACTCATAAAAGAACACCTCCCTAAATATAAATCCAATGAAATCCTTTATACAATGTATTATTTTTACAAGCTATACAAACACCCGATGTAGTACCATTGCACCATTTACTCGCCTCCGTTAATGTGTCAAACATGCAATTAAGTTCTACACATAATACTGCTCTAGCCCTAGGATTACCTTTTCCCTGTTTAATTTCACTATCACGCTTATTTCTACTACCATAACTATTATTATATTTTCGTGTACACCATTCTAAATTTTTATAATAGTTATTTGTTTTGTCTTCATCTTTGTGGTTAACTTCTGGTAAATTGTCTGGATTGGGAATAAATGCTTGTGCAACTAATCTATGTACATAATATGAATGTTGAATGCTTTTATGAGATAATCTAACAAGCATATACCCATCAGTTGTTTTACTTCCTTTAAAATATTTCCATCGTTTAAATCCATATATTAACCCTATACGAGTTACTCCATATAAATGTTCATAATGTTTAATAAATTTTGGTTTATAAATTAATGGTATATTCATATTAAAACCTCCTATATATAGTATAGGAGGTATCTCTTATTCGCTAACTTGGGCTTTAACTTTTTTAAAAAAATCTTTTACTACTCTTGATACATAAGCAGGTGATACACTGTACTGATATGCTATGTATGTACCTTTTATGCCACAGAGATAGTCAGCTATTATAGCACGTTGTTTGTCATTCTTCACGTTCTTTAGTTCTTCTCTAATAATCTCTTTTAACTCACGTACTAAAGCACTAAGCTCTACATCTTCTTTACTTTTCAAATAATTCTCTAATGAAGTGTATCTAATATGGCCATGATGTTTGAGTTGTATGTATCCATCTATAGATAATATCTTATATATATTTTGTTCACCATCTGTAGTATATCTATTATGTTTGTCTATTCTATTTCTGTACTGTCTTAATTCTCTTTTTATTGAAGGATATGCAAAAGTTGTGAATAGTGTGCCATATGAAGGGTCATAATGGTCTACACACTTCATTATACACTGCCATGCGACCTGGTACATCTCATCTCTATCATTATATAATTTATATGGTTTTAATAGGGAATATACCATATTGTTTATGTACTGTGGCAATTCATTTATCGCCTCCTTATCTCCATTTTTATACCTCATAACAATTTCCTGGCACTTATTTCCATTATTACTCATCTAACATCACCTCATTAAGTCTGACTAATAATTCATATACTACTTCCTCATGTCCATGTAAATAATTTAAAAATCTAGTCATACCTTGGAAGTTTAGTTCATTACCTTCTTTATCTAATACTATATTTCCTTGCTCATCTATTACTCTATACCAAGAACCTGCTTGTTGTACTATTTTATAAAACATGCAAACATTTATCATGTCATATAAAGTATCTACACCCTCTAAATATTTAAGTGTGTAGTAACCTAGTCGTCTATTTGGTTTACATACTTTTGTTTTTATAATCTCCATGCCAACTCTATTGCCGGCTGGATTTTCAGCTTTACTGCTAAGTTCCTTGTTATTCTCATCCAATAAAGTATCTTTTCTAAATCTAATTCTTAAACTGCAAGCATGCTTAAATCCCTTTCCACCAGGTGTGCTTATAGTATTATACATGCTACTTAAGTCCTCACGTATTTGATTAATTCCTATAAAGGCACATTGATTAACTGTTAAATGAGGTAAAATTTTACTACAAAAGATAGTTAAAGGTTGTGATATTCCCCCATAGGCTTTCTTCTCCATACTCTCATCAAATATCTGTTGTGGCACTAAGCATGGTATACTGTCTAATACACATAAACCTACATTACCTGTACTAATTAATTCAATTATTATTTGTAGCACCTGTTCTGCAGTCTGTTCTTGTGGTCTTACTAATATCATTTTCTCTGTATCTACGCCTAATAACTTAGCCCATTCAGTATCCAAAGTTTGTTCTGTGTCTACATATAGTACTAATTTTTCACCCTTCTCCTGCACTTTATCTAATTCTGCACTTAATTTTGTAAGTTCCTTTTGTGCTTGTTTTGTATTACTCTGTTGTAATAGTTCGATTTGTTGTGTCAATTCACCAACTTTTTTATCATAAACCTCTTGAAATTTCTTTTGCGCATTACCACAAATATCAAGAGCAGAGGTTGTTTTTCCTCCACCTTCACCCCCAAAGAACTCAGTTATTTTTCCAATGGGAACTCCACCATAAGTCATGTAGTTTGCCATTGGTGAACTAAATGGTATTTTATCAACTTCTATTATGTCAGTTCCTTGTTGTATTATATCAGCACCAAATTTTTTATTTAGTGCAGCCATTTTTAGATCAATCTCCCTCATCAAATACATCTCCTTATTTAAATAAATTTCTAAATATTGCCTCCAATACATTAACAACTATACTATTACCAGCCAGTTTGTATTGTTGTGTGTTGCTTATCCCTGCTTGTTGTATCTTGTCTATTTCACTTATAGCAACAACTTCATACGGTACATCTATATTCCTCAATGCTATAGATTGTGATCCTATTCCTGCGAATGCTTCAAATACTTTAAGTCTACTCATCAAATCACTCCTTTATTTTATTCTATATATAGTATAGAAAAAGTGGGTGATTTACTAACCACCCACTCTGTTTTATTTCCCTGTAGTACCATATGACCCTCTATCTTCATTGCCTAATATATCAACTTCGTCTATATCTAAAGGAGTACTCTTTTTAACACTTATTTGTACTAATCTATCACCCTTTTTAAAGGCTCCATATCTAGTACTATAAAACATTGCTAACCATTCATCATTATCACCACAATACGTATCATCTACTAATCCCATGCTATTAGTTAGTAGTAGACCAGTATGCTTAAAAGTACTACTACGAGGTAATATATATCCCTCGTAGCCTTTTCCCATGTCCATTGAAAATCCTAAATGTACTACTACTATATCCCCTGGGGCAAACCTTACTATATTACTAGAAGGTTCTACACCATTTACATTAGCAGTACGTACATAACAATCATACCAATTACCATTATTACTTTGTGGTGCTTTACCACCTTCAAATACTCTTACTTTTACTTTTTTATTAGCCATTAATATTCCCTCCCATTCGCTAACATATTATTTCTTGTTACATTGAATTCATTAAGTCTTAAGTTCATTAATTTCTTCAAGCTACTGTGTAGCATATCTGCTATATCTAATTTCTTCTCACATTGTTTATATACTCTTATATATATGTCCTCGATAAATTGTTCTTCCTCTACCATTAATTGTGCATCACTTGTTTTAGCCGCTACTGTATTCTCATCACTATGCATATAGGCTGTATTAAAACGTGTTTTCTTTTGAGTCTTAGCTGCATCAACTCTAACTCCTAGTACCTGCATTTTATCTATTAGTTCATACATTAACACTGGTAATAATGCTATATACTTCTCCAAGTCATCATTACTTAATGTAGATGTATTTTGCAATAGATCCTTTACCTCGTAGATGCAATCATCTAATGTACTTGTATATTTTTCACTAATGGTTAAGGCGGTATTAACTACGTCAGTACATTGTTTATTAAACTCTTTTATAAGATCTAATTTACTCATTATCTGCACACTCCTTTAATTGTGCCATTAAAAATAATCTACTATCAAAAGTTTGTTTATTCAAAGTAAAATTGATCCTTTGATACGTAACCGGTAATTTGGAAATAGCTACTATAATCTCACAATCATCTACAGTTAAACTTTGTCTATTATTTTGCATTGTTCTTTTTATAGTACTCCATGGTATCATATATACTTGTTTATGCTCTCTGAACTCTACTACTACCATTGGATTACAACCTTGTATATGGCTATAAAAGTCTAACTGTTCCTTTTGATTATCTGTTATGTTACTAAAATCAAATCTACTACCTTTTACACTTTTTAACTCAAATAAATACTGATATGGATATTTGTAGTAGATAAAATCACAGGGGTTTTTTACCCCTGCATACCCATTAGTGGTATCATATAATCTTACCAATTCTTTTCCGACACCCTTCTTAAAGTTATTCTCAAATTTCTTACCATAGTTCATTGGCATCCTCCCTAGCACAAGTATTCTTATAGTTACAATAGTTACATTTAGGTTCCTTTGGTGGCACCACATCAAATTTTACACAGTCATTCACATACTGAATAGTATCCTCTATATTATCAATCATCTCTTGTGGAACTTCAAATAAATAACCCTTTTTACTGCAATTGTCTCTATTTTCATAAATAAATATTACTTTTGGAACTCCTATGCACATAGAATAGCAAGCCACTTGTAGTTTGTGCGCTTGATGTGGTTGATCATGTGAGTTGTATTTATGGGTACTTTCAGTTTTAATCTCTATTATATAATACTCACCTTTGTACTGCACCAACCCATCACACATAAATCTCATATTATATTTCTTACTAAATAATTTAGTCTCATTGCCTTCTTGAGATACCACCTCAGGGTCAGTAGTTCCTTGTGAGTGAAAATACTCAGCTACATTAATCCATTTACAATTATTAGTGTATTTTGCCATTTGTTGTATATAATCTTGTATTGTCGCATGTCGGTCAGTTCCACTCTCACAGATGCCGATTAAATTTAGACCACTACTTTGTTCATCTGGTTGAGCTCCTATCATTTGATAATATAGACCTCTTTTACATCCAGCTATCCCACTAGGTTTATAAGACCTAGTTGGAATATAATCACTCTCATTTTCCTTCTCTATTGTGTATATTAAGTCGTGCACAAATTGTTGTGCTATCTCATTACTCTTTTCAGCTCTAACCATTTTAGCTATTTTATTTAACTTCATATAAGCACCCCCCTATTCTTCGTCGGCAGTTGCCAACATCATTATACTATCCATAGTACATAGCTTAATAGTTTCATCTGTACCGAATTGTATTGTAACATTCGGTTCTTCTACTGCACTGAATAAGTCCTTTAAATAAACCCCATTTACGCTTATCATAAATGGTTCTGGTAAATCTATCCCTTTAGTATATTCAATCACCTCTACGGACTTGCTAGAGGTTGCTATGGTCATATTACTGTCACTAAATACTAAATCTATAATACCTTTATCGTATAAGCCTAGGAATAAATTTAATCTGTCCACTGCTTGTAGAACTTCTTTAACATTTACTTCACAAGTATGTGGATATTCACTATTTAATAGTGGTATTACATTTGGATATTCAGATGCTCCTTCTTGTAATGCTCCTGTAATAGTTACATTTTGTCCTACTGCTCTTAATAATGTACAATCCTTATTTACTGTAAATATTACTTTCTCTGTATCTATAGATTGTAATAAGGTTGCTAAAGTTGGAGGTATTAATAATTCCATGTCATCCAAATACTCACCATCCAACTCAGTACTATATACTTTTATGGCATCAGCAGTAATAATTTGATTATCTCGTAGTAAGTAACTATACAATACACCGTCATTAGGTGATGCACTTTTGGCTTTTGCACCATCAACTATTGCATTACTCAAAGTTGTATATGTTATCATAAACTCTTTATCAGCATCTATATCTAAAGTCGGATAAACTTCATCACTAACTATTTCTACTTTATATGTACCATTGCCCTTTACCTCTAAATAATTGTCCATTAGTTTAAGTCCTACTGTATCCTTAGTGGTTTTATTTATCAACTTGCTAAATTGATCGGCTTTTACTATAACTGACATATCTTCATCACATTTCATTGGATGATTAATTGTTATGAAGTTAACTCCATCTGTAGCTCTAAGAGATATACCCTCAACACTAAAATCTAATTCATAATAATTAGTTATTTCTAATAATTTAGAAGGCTTACATCTACTTGCTGCACTTAACATATTCTTTAATATACTTGTATCTAATTTCATTATAAAACAACTCCTTTTAAAATAATTTTTTCTGTTTCTTAGATGTGTTATTTTCCACGATTACTTTATCATCCACATCATTCAATTTGTTATTTCCTATTCTATTGCTAGCTATGTTGAAATATTTTTCATCTTTTTCAATCCCGATGAAATCTCTATTAATATTTAAACAAGCAACGCCAGTTGAACCACTACCCATTGTAAAATCCAATACTAGTTCACCTTCTCTGGTATATGTTTTTATGAGATATTCAAGTAGTGCTACTGGTTTTTGTGTTGGATGTACTCTTTTAGAATTAGCGCACTCTGTTGCTTGTGTGGAAATATTTATGATGTTTTTAGGATAACGTTCAGTTCCTTTTTTATTTTTTTCCGTTTTATAAAATTCTTCACTTTTTATTCCACTGAACAAATCAGTTTGTTTAATGGTTGGTTTCTCCTTAGTCAAATCTCTTTTGTTGTCTACAGTAAGTATAGGATAATAGTTTACTCGTTCCCCATTTCCAGTAAAAACTAATATTTCTTCCTCTACCTTAAGGGGTTGATATTTTGCGACTAATATATTTCCTGCACTACTTTTATTCCATATCCATTGGTGTTTAAAATGTTTTATATTACTATAAATCAAACTTGTTGTAAAAGGCTGTGAGCCAAATAATATTATACCTCCATTAGGTTTTATTAATTTGTTTAAGCTGCACCACATTTCATCTAAGGGTATAATAGAATCCCATTTGCAGCTAGTAGTGCCATATGGTGGGTCGGTTATTATGGCATCTACCTTTACTCCAGCTGCAATTAATTTGTCCATAATTTCCAGACAATCCCCATTGTATAATTTATAACTCACATACATCCCTCCTTTATTTTTTCTTCCATACAATTATAGTATAGAAAAAACCCGGTATTTACTAACCGGGTCTTCAATATTTTTATATTTCTATTCCTTCTCCATACCATCTATATGTACATTCTATATCAGTCTTCATTGGTATTTCAAATTTTCCGTCTACTACGTGTACCATAATGTACTCTAATATATCTCTCACCTCTTTGGCATTCTCTTTTGGACATACTCCCAATACTTCATCATGCACCGGTATGATTAATTTATATCCCAACTCTTGTAGTCTTTTATTGTCATGAATTCTTATCATTGCTATCTTTGTCATGTCGGCTGCACTACCTTGAATTATACTGTTAACACATTGTCTTTGAGCGTCGGCTATATATCCACCATTATCCACTAATTTATATCCCTCATCCTTGGCCATTTGTTTTATTTTTTCTTTTGCCTCCTTACCAAAGGCTCTATTCATTAATTTAAGATATTTGAAGTAAACCTCATCGCTCACCTCTGTAGTGGACCCACCAGTAAAATCTAATGGATTAAAGGTATCAGCTAAATTAGGGTTTTCCACTGTTATCTCTATTGGATCTAGTTGCATATTTGGTAATCTTCTTTTTCTACCCCATGCAGTCTCTACAAAACCATACTCTCTTGCATTCTCTTGAGCAAATTCTACAAACTCTTTTACTCTTGGAAATTGTTTATAAAAGTCATTTATAACCTGTTGTGCTTCCTCTTTACTGATATTCATCTGCTCGGCTATACTTGTTACACCTCTACCATACATAATCAGTTTATACCGCCCCTTTCGGGGTACTTTAACACTTGTTATGCCAAGTCGGCTTAGACTATATCATCCCTCTTACGAGGGGAGCGCTTCGTATATCGTACCAATAGATACACTACTCCATAAAGGATAGTCGTTACACTTCTTCCCAATGGTAGCCGTATGCTCTTATATTTCTTTTCATACTCTCTTTTATTTGAGTATTACAACTTTGTGACGTTTTAGTTTTACATAAACCTTGTGCAACTAACCATTTCCATGCCTCAGTATAACTACTAAATGTTTTATCAAGTTCTATAAGTTTTACCGGTTTACGACATTTACTTATTCTACCAGTATTACATTTACTTATAATATCTTTTGTTTCTTGTGTATGGTGTTTACCATAAAATGCATTATCTTTACCAGTATATTTACCTTGTCTAGCTTTACTTAGCGCTAATTTATGTTCCGGTGATTTTGCTACTCCTTTTAACTTAGATGCTCTTTGTTGTATGAAAAGTTGTCTATCAGTATCAGATAATGTACTCCAAAATTGTCTACTGGCTTGAGACATTTTTAGTTTATCTTCATCCGTATGTTTATAACCAGGTACGCCAGCTCCACCTGGAGTCATATTATAACCATCTTTATAACTATTAAATATTGATATATAATATACTTCTCTCTCATTTAATTTGTCTATTGAGCATTCCTCTAATAAATACATATGAAATTTATCAACACCATATTTAAGTAGTGCATTATGAAAATGTGTACCGTTATTTATATCAGAACTAGTATGTTCATACCATCTTTGTTTTAATGATGTACTTGTTTGTCCTACATATACTTTATGATTAATATCGTCAATTACAATATAAATATATCCCATAATCTCACCCCCTTCACGGCTATCATTGTTGGTTAGCACGGTCTAACCATATGAGATATAAAATTATATTGGTTTATATATAATATTATAGCACACTTAGGCTTTAACCGTTAGCATAAAATAAAAAATTTTATACACCCCTGGTAGGGTTCACTTTCTTTTATTTGGGCTATACTTGTGGTTTACCCAATAATATAGGCTTAACGGAGCTTCTACGTTGTTTTCCTTCTGGGTTAACTGTACCGTCAGGTCTAAACTCCTTACATTCTTCATATGGTTGATTGTACAATTTACTTGCTATCGTGGCATATAGGTCCTTTCCATCTAAATACGCTTGTATCATATGTTTATCGCCACTCATATGTGCTAAACATCTCGGCTCCTGCTGCGAAAAATCTCCACCTATTATTACATTGCCTTCTCCTGCAATAAACATTTGTCTTATATCATGTCCAGCATCTATTACAGTCCCATCACTTAATTTCTTTGTTTTACTGGGTATATTTTGTAAATTCACATTGTTAGCGTAGAGGCTCTTTATCCTCTACCTCTTATGGTTCGTATTCCCATAAGGTCAGACTATATCTCAAACTTATAAAAAGCGACCTGTCTCTTTATCTCGACGATTATTTAAATCGGTACTATGATATTTTTCTTGATGTTCTGCACGTGTAGTCAAAACTAAATTTTCTATTCGATTATCCAACTTATTCCCATTCTTATGGTGAACTATCTCATCCGATGTTAACTTACGTCCTAAATAATCTTCCATAACTTTACGATGTACAAAATATCTATTATTCAACTCTGAAACAACTAAATAACCATCGTATAAATAAACACGTGGTTTTCGTCCTTCTCCACGTCTTTTAAGTTGTAATCGACTAGCTTTATGCAGAATACTACCCTCACTGCGATTTAAATATTCACTACATTGTTTAAGTCCTAATTTCTCATAATTTTTAACAAGCCATTCTAATTCCGTTTTTGTCCATTGTTTTCTCATATACATTACCTCCTCCATTTACATAATAGTAACATATATGGAATATTTTGTAAACACTTTTTATAAGTCCAGGGGCGCTCGTGGATGGGTTATTGGTGTGCTCCTCACCATCTAGTCGTTAGACTTTCACGGTACATTTTTACACTTCCCGTGCTTAGTACGGTATTAGCATCGCAGCCTTCACCGTTTCACCCCTGTATGCATCTATCATATCACTATGATAGCGCCCAATTATTTAGGATTACTACTACTAAAACGTCCTGTCTTTGCGCCATACTGGTTGAAGTTCGCGTGTAACTTACCAGTTCTTTTGCTTATATGGTCAGGAATGGCATCAATATAAGTACTTAATAGTTTACTCATACCTCTATACTCTAATATACTATTCACTAATGGGTGGTTTAATTGTTTCAGTTGTTCTTCTCCCACGCTACGTTGACCTTTTGGTGGCTCTAATTTTAAGACATCATAGAATAATATTACTAACTGTTGATTACTTCCTATATTAATTTTCACATCTCCAAATTCACTTATTTTGCCATACTTGTCTGGATGCTTAACTCGTAGGTCATTAAATGCGCCCTGCTTATCCAGCTTCTCTACTTCGGTATTAAATTCATTAAGAGCATTATCCATATACGTAGTATATCGTTGTTTTAACTCTTGAGCTAAGTTTGTATCTATATCTACTCCTTGTGCCTCCATATCGAATACTACTTCTATTAATGGCATTTCTATATTCCTGAATACATCTGCCACCCTTTCAAGTCCTTTTTTATAACAGTATTTTCCATCTCTGTCCAAATACTCACGTTGAAATTCATATAATTCAAAAGTCATTATAGGGTCAAAGGCTGCGTACATATAGCCAACATCTGGAGGTATTTTATTGAACTCAATGCCATTAAATAATTCACCAAATTTACCTACCTCAGCACTTTCACCAGTACAATACTTTTGCCATAATACTTTTAAGCCATGTGGTTCATTTTCATTAAGTAAATACCCTCCAATTAATGTGTCCCAGTATGGTACTATTTTTACTCCTACCATCCAATATAATATATGCATATCGAACTTAGCGTTATGTAGCACAAATCTAATATTATTATCTGACCAAGATTGTATTAATTTCCTAACTACTTCAATAGATACATTACTTTGTAATTCCGTATTTGTCATATAACTTATATGTCCTACTGGAATATAAATACCTTTTTCATATGGTGTATAAAGACATATACCAGCTACTTTTCCGTCTATTCTATCAAGTCCGTTTGTCTCAGTATCTAGTGCTACTATGCCATTGGCTACTACTTTTTTATCGAACTGTTTTAACCTATCTTCACTAGTTACTAATTCCATTCTATCTAGTCTATCAGCAAATATTTTAGTAGACATCATCTTTGCATATTCTACTTTATCCTTCATTGTCTTAGGTACTATTGATGTTACTGGCGCTCTTTTATTTTTCTTTTTACTCAACACTTCTAACGCTTTTTTATTCGCCTCTTTGTTATTACAACGACTAAATGTATCTTTAAACAAACTCATTATATCCCTCCTATAAAAAATACCAGGTAATTACTACCTGGTATTCACTTGTTATTTATTTGTTATTAAAATTCATCATCTACAACTCTACGTCTTCTGCTCTCCCTTCTTGGTGTTTCATCACGTCTACTTGGAGCAGGTTCATTATCAGTATGAGCTTTATTTCCGCCCCAGTCATATATACCATCTACTACATCTATCATGTCAGCTTTACTCATCTTTGTCACATAAGTTCCTTCTATATCGACCTTTTCAGGGAAGTCATCTAAACATTTACCATCTTTTTCTAATGCAAACATTTCATAAGTAGTATTAGTATCACCTTTTTTTCCTTTTCTCTCAATCTCGATAGGACGCTCAACTAAGCTACCGTATCTATTCAAGAAACTTACTATTTTACCTACAAAGTTTTTACCTCTCTCCCAAACTTTAAGTTTACCATCTGTCTCATCATATAACTGTAGGAATAGTTTTTCTTGTGTTCTATATCCAGCTTTACATAATGGACAATCATCTTTATGAACATGACCATCTTCATCAACTGCATTACAACTTATATATTTTCTTACCTTTTTACCATTAATTTCAACTTCTATTTGGTGGACTAAATAGAAGTCCATATCTTCACCGTTTGGATCTTCATATAACATTCTTACTTGTGCTATATCTCCATCATCTTTTAATGTGAAGTATTCACTTGTACCTACACTTGTAAATTTACCTGCATCTTTAATATTTATTTTAGCCATTTAAAACCAACTCCTTTATTTTTATTTATTACATATATAGTATAGAAAACTTTTAAAGTTTACTAACCTACTTTTATATTTTTTTTCAAATAAAAAGATAGGTCATTTTACTGACCTATCCTTTTTTTATTTATAATATAATTTATAAAACATTAACATTGACATTCTTAGTCTTGTTATACTCTTAAACATTTGTTCATTCATATAATCATCTCCTTTATTTTCTATTCTATATATAGAATAGAAAACTTTTAAATAAAATATTTGTGATTAAATTCTAATCTACGGTACATTAATACCATTTTATCACCCTTCCTAACTACAACGACTCCATCCACATTCAGGACAACTATTACATCCTCCAGTGAAGTTTAATTTATATCCACATTCAGGACAAGTGCTTACAGTAACTTCCTCTTGGTTAACTTCCGCTGTACTCATCTCAATATGGTCTGTGATATATCTTTGGTTTAGTTCTAATAGTGCTTTCCCTATAGCACTTGGACAACACTTACCTGAACTAGTATCACCTTTTACAGCATTTCTAACAGTATAAGAAGGACAAGCTGGCACACTATTTAATTGATCTACTATCTCTTGTACAGATGCTCCTTTTTTACCAGCTAATGATATTAATCTACTAAGTCCTACCATAAAACTATTGCATCCACCTGTGCTACCTTTGTCTAAGAATATATGGCATAAATTACCAGTTTTCTTATGGAAGTATACTGACATCCATAAGCTGCCACATCCAGTAGTTAATTGAGTACCATATGCTACACAATTATCAATTGAAGTATCACATAATGGTATGTGTATTGGATCTTCTTTTGGTTGTTCTTTTGGTTTATCTACTACTAATATTCCTTCCTTCTTACATCCAGCTCTATACACTGTCAATCCTTTACATCCTTCCTCCCATGCGGCTTGATATAAATCTCTTATAGTTTCAACACTAGTATCATTAGTTACATTTACTGTACTACTTATACTAGCATCAATATATCTTTGCCATCTAGCTTGTATTGTAACTCTATCGAATGGATCTATATTCTGAGCAGTGGCTATGTTGCCCACTTCTTCTTCTGAAATTAACTCCATATCAATCATCTTTTGTATTATTGGAGTATATACATTGTAATATACATCTTCTCCATGTAGGGATTCAGTTTTTCTTGTATAGTGTGTAGCAAATATCGGTTCTACGCCACCACTAACTCCTAACATTGTACTAATACTTCCAGTTGGTGCAATAGTAAATAATTGGCTATTTCTAAGACCATATTGTTTTATTAGTTCGATAGTATTACCTTCAATAACATTATGGTTTCTTAATACGGATATAAAATCACTTGATAATAATAATTTTGTATCACATTGTGGAAAACATTCAGTTTCCTTAGCTAATAAGGCACTCTCTTTAAGTCCTGTGTTAACCAATGTACTACCAACTGTGTGGATTATATCAAGAGCACGTGCTGAATCATATTGACAACTCATTTTTAATAGCATATCTGCAAATCCCATTATGCCAAGTCCTATTTGTCGCCAATCACGTACACTTTTTCTTTGTTCTTCCAATGGATGTAATTCTAATCCTTCATCTAATACATTATTTAAGGCTCTTATAGCTATTCTTACTGCACTTTTGAACTCAGGGATATTAAATGCAGCTTGTGGAGTAAATGGGTTTTCTACAAATTCACTTAAGTTTAATGCACCTAATAAACAGCTACCACCTGCGGGAAGTGGCTCCTCGGCGCAGGGATTAACTCCCGCATACTCAAAGTTATCAAAGTTATTTAAAAGATTATAACTCTTTATTGTATCCCAGTATAACATTCCTGGCTCAGCCCAATCATAATTATTTTGAGCAATGTGATCTAGTATATCTCCTCTATTTGCCATGTCCTCATCACTCATTTGTACTGAGATATTACATTTTTCTAGTTTGTTATCTAGTTTAGCGTCGATAAAATCATGTACGTCAGGGTGACTACTATCTATACTAATCATTAATGCACCGCGGCGGCCATTCTGTCCAATAACTCTTGCAGTCTGTTCCAAAACATCCATAAATGATACAGCTCCACTAGTTGTAAGGGATGCATTGTGTACTTCTGCTCCTTTTGGTCTTAATGTACTGATATTCACGCCGCAGCCTCCTCCATAGCTAAATGTACGGGCTAACTTCATTGCGGCTGTATATATACCTTCGATACTATCTTCTGGTGGTTCTATTACATAACAGTTACTGTAAGTAACTCCTCTATCTGTAATACCTCTATTACTAAGTATTCTACCACCAAATAAGAACTTCTTATCTACTATTAATTGTGCTACTTGTTTATCTCCACCTGATACTCTATCTAGCCATTGGTCAAAACTTTCATCATTACGTTGATATTTTTTCTTCCAAATATCTTCTCCTAGCTCACTTAATTTCCAATCTTTTAAATCCATACAACTGCCTCCTTTATATTTATAAGTCTTACTATATATAGTATAGTAAGACTTTATTTTTTACTAACTCAATAAATAATTTAATTTCTTTTGAAGTGCACGTCTAATTCCAACAACACCTGCAGTACTAACTCCAATTTCCCTTGCCATGTGAGATTGTTGTAAGTCACACATATGGTCAAGTGCTACCATACAGTATTGTAATTGTTTTTCAGATAAATCTTCCTTATGTACTAAGTCAGATAATTCAACTTTGTCATACTCATCTTCAACACTTGCTTCCTCCCATCTATCTTCAGTTGTTTCATAACAACTCATTGGAGTACATTGGTCACCGTTGTTGGCTTTACGTTTATTACTCGCATTACTTTGTGTTAGAGTTCTAAGAGCATTCTTGATATAAACACATATCATAGAAGTAAGTTTACCACTAGTACTCTTTTCAGCATCAAAGTTTTCAAAACATTTCCATATTTGTTCTAATATAACACTTGTAACTTCATCATCACTTACACCAACATATTTTTTACTCACTTGATAGAATAAACTTTTATTTGTTTCAAATACATATGCAATAACTTCATCATGAAAACCTGCTTGATAATCTTTTATTAATTCCTCATCAGTGTGTTTTAAACCATAAACTTTTACAACATCGTTAAACATACATCATTCCCCCTGAACTGTATTTTTTTATTTACTTTCTATATTTATAATTATATAAAGGTTTATATAATTAATCAACACTTTTTTATAAATTTATTGAAGAAATTTCTAATTTATCAAATTCAGTGTCTAAATCGTTGATGTCTCTACTATCTAAATAGTTTACTTTACTCAATAACTTAGTCTTTCCTAAATGATGTAATAATTTTCTACTACCATTCTTGCCAGCTTCGTCTGGGTCTAGTGCTATTATATAATGTCTTATAGGTAATTTATTCAACATAGAATACTGATTTCCTCCTCCAGTACCAAATATACATATAGCGGGATGACCTAACTTCCAAAGAGTTAACATATTAAATGGAGATTCCACTATATATACTGGTTGTTTATATAACTTTAGTCTCAGTACCTCACTTGCACCTAATAAATAATCAGTTTTATTTACGCCACTTGGTATATAGTAAGTTTTACCCACTATACTTCTACGTTGTATCCATTTTACCTCACCTTTTAAGTTTGCTACTGGTATAGTTATGCAGTCATCTCTACGGTCATATCCAATATCAAACTGTTCAATAATGTCGTCGGTCAAACCTCTACTATACATATAACCAACAGTGTATCTATAAGCCTCTAGGACGTCATAGGGGACGGTCGGTAGCTCCTCTTGAGTAATTCTTCGTCTACTTAAATTTAACTCCACCTTACGGGTTTTAAGAGTTAGACCTGTATTATATTGAGCCTTAATCCATTTATTCCCAAATACTCCGCCATCGTTATAGCCAAAGCAAGAACTAATAAAACTTATCAGTGACGCAGTATAACCACAAGTAAAACAATGTACTGTGCCAGGCTCTATTATTTTACTCCCTTGATATTTTGGAACAATAGAAACCCCACAAGAGGGCTTTCGTTCATGTCCATCTTTATGTACTGGACAAGTTATCATGATGTTATCTCCTGTGGGTTTTATATCATTCAATAAAAATATTCCATTACTCATCAAACTACCTTTTAAATCAATTAATAACTGTTGATACGTTGTATCAAGTTCCATGCCATTTACATTAATCATCTTCACATAACTCCCATCTACTATGGTCTTCTATCCACTCATCTAGGCACTCAGTACTGCAAAACTTAAGTTCCTTATAACTACAATAATCAGGTAATTCTAAAACTATATAATCATAGTCTAATTTTTCTTCACAATGTTCACATCTCATAATTATCCCTCCTGTATTTTATATAATAAATCAAATAGTGGGTCTAGGTGCTCAAATACTAAATCACCTTCATCCACTGCTTTATTTATCAGCCATTTTAATTCTCGTACTAAATCTTTTTCTATTTCCATTTCTCTTATTTTTCTACCAGTTAACATATAATCAACTCCTTTAAATATATTATATTAAATTTATTAAAATTACTAACTAACAAATTAAAAAAATAAAAACCCCTGACACTGTCCGCTCCAATGCCAGGGTAAAAAAAGGGGAGTTATATTATGAGTAGAAGAATGTGCCTCCACATTTCCTCTACATATATAGTATAGAAAAAAATGCCATTTTACTAACTAAAAAACATCAGTAACATCAATTATTTTATTATTATTTCTAAGTGGTAATTGTGGCTCAATCTCAGCTCCATCTTCCAATTGTTCAGTCACAAATGAGAAAATACCGTTGTCTATGTCCCACACATATAATAATTGCTTATTATTTTCTCCATATCTATTCTTAGTTATTTTAAGACTCAATCCCGCTTTAGTCTGCACAAGAGATATAACCCTACTACTATTCTGAGCAATACCATCACTCTCACCTATATCTGCTAGTTCGGGATTCTCAGGTTTGTCGATATCAGCTTTATTTCTATTTGCTTGTGCATCTACTATAATTGGGATGCTGAATTCTATACTGATATTAAATAAATCTTGAGCAATATGTGTGTACTGAGTTCTTGTTTGGTCTCCCTTTCCTCGTCTCTCATCTTCCATTAATGATATTTGGTCTATGCCAACTATGTCTGGTTTATACTCTTTTATAAGTGCTCTTAGTTTACTAACTGTTAACATTTTACCTCCAAAGTCTACTGGTGTTACTACTATATATGGAGGTAATTCTTTATTAGTTTCCAGATCATTAATGTATTGCTTATAATCTCCATCTGCTATTGTACCTCTCATTAATTGAGAGTTTGTGTAGTTCATACCTAATGTATCATTTCTATATGCCACTTGTAATACACCCATCTCACCACTGTAATGGAGTACTTTTTTATATTGTCTATTTGCCTCTGTTAGAAACTTTTGTAACAGCCAAGATTTACCTTGGTTTACTCTACCAACTATAGTTACTAGTTCTTCACCTGGTAGCCATCCATTAAGTATCTTGTCTAATTCAGGTAAGCCACTACCAATTCCTAACATACCACCTTTAGCACGTTTATTCTCTAAGTCCTTTATTTTCTCATCAACCATATTGTTAATATTTACTCCATTACTCTGAACAGTTTGGTCAAGTAAACGTTGTGCCCTTGTGACTATATGTTGTAAGCCATCAAAAGCATTCTGTTCTAATACATCACCACTAGCTTGAAATAGTGCCACTCCTTGGTCAAATAGATAGTTTTCTTTTAGATTATAGATAATATATTTTAGTGGCTCTAATACTTCAACAACATCAAAGTCAGGAAATTTTCCCATGAATGTTTCCCAGTCAGGTACTTTTCCATAAGTTCTAAAGTGAGTACATATAAAATCAAACTCATCTTGATAGTCTTTAAAATACTCTTTTGTTATCCCTTGACTCGTATACGCATCTAAATTATTATTATTTAATATATCATTAATTGCTTGTAGTTGTACCATTATATTCTCACCCCTTTTGGTTTCCTTTGTGGCTTGTTAATAAATTCTACTATTGTACTTGTATCTAATATTCTACTCGCCAACCTACCACCAATATTATCATCTAACTGTTCATCAATAACATTACTAGTAAATATATTAGCTTTATTATTTACTATACGTGGGTTAATAAGACTAAATAATATTTGGTGGTCATATTCTTTTAACTTAGTTACTCCTATGTCGTCCCAAATTACAAGATCTACTGTTGGTATTAATTTTTCCATTTCTTCTAGTCTCAAGTCAGGTCGTTTTATGGCATTTCTTTTAGCCATTAAGAACTCATCTACATTGATGAATAGACCTCTACAACGTGTGCCATTGCCATTCCAAATATTACTAAAATATTTACTCATTAACTTTATTGCCCACGTAGTTTTACCATTACCAAAATATGGGCTATATAAATATAAGTTACATCCATCTTGTACAAATTCATTGATATTATTCTTTACACCATTAAGATACTCGTACTTTTTAAGATCATCACCCGCACTCAACTTCAAGTCCTCAGGTTGCTGCTTATTCGGTGGAATATTTGCCAAGTTAACCAAATAATAATATTGAAAATATACACTACAACTACAATTGCAGTCCTTTGTATTATACATAGGACAGTTAGTCCTAAACCAACATTTATCTTTATTAAATTTAAATTCTTTTACATCATACATACTAAAAACCTCCCTTTATTTATAGTATAGTAAAAAATCTACTTTTACTAACAAGAAAAAACCCCCGATACCAAAGGGGGGGGGTAGATATCGGGGTAAAAAATAAATATTAAGGGGTTATATATGTAAGGGGCTGAATACCATATTCCTTACATATATAGTATAGAAAAAATCCCCATTTTGCTAACTACTAAAATAATTTTCTTTGTCTACTAATCGTCTCTAATCTATCTTTAGTTATATTAAAATATTTTTTATCTAACTCAATTCCGATAAACCTTCTATTTAAATTCAAACAAGCCACTCCGGTACTACCTGAACCCATTGTAAAGTCAAGAATTACATCACCTTCATTTGTATATGTTTTAACTAAATATTCAAGCAATGCGACTGGCTTTTGTGTTGGATGATATCTATTTTTAACATCTCTATTAAATTTAATAATTGAAACAGGGTATCTTTTGCCATCATTCTTAGATATATAGCCATCAATCGTCCCTACGCCTCTATATACACCACGCACACGAGGTCTTTTTACTACATATGGTTCCCCCTCTGTAAATTGTGGATTATATGTGGGTAACTTTTTATAAAACACCAATATATTCTCATGTTTCTTTAGTGGCATTCTTTTAGCATTAAGCCCACCTGTTCCCTGTTCTTTTTCCCATATCCATTCATATCTAAGCATCTCTAAATTACTAACTCCAAGAACTTTATCAAATGGAGTTTGAGCAAATAAACATATAACTGCATTATCTTTTATTAATTTATTTAGTCTCTCCCACATACCATCTAATGGGATTATTGAATCCCATTTACAGGCAGTTGTCCCGTATGGGGGATCTGTAATTATAGCATCGACTTTTACACCCCCCTTAATCAACTTATCCATTATTTCCAGGCAATCACCATTATATAATTTATAGTTTTCATTATTATTCATACAGACTCATCTCCTTATTTTTATTTACAAATAAAGTATATAAAAATGTAAAAATTTGCTAACTAAAATAAAAAAAACTCTTGAATGTTATCTAAATCTTTTGTTTCTAGTAGAAACTTTATCATCTACTATTTCTCTTTTACATCTCCATTTTTCAAATTTTTTAATTTCATCTTTATCACCAATATATTTTTTCTTTAATGCTGCTATAGTGTTCCCCATAAAATGTTCCTCATCTTCCATCATATATAACTCTACCCATTTTTCGGCAGTTTCTTTTATATCTAAATATAATTGCCAAGGGTATTTATTGTCTGTATCCATAAATAAGTTAAATAATGGTTGTTTCATGTATATTTTTTTCAAACCACCTTTATAAGAAGCTATTTGAGCCATGACTTTACTTAAAGCTATACATTTTTTACTATCACCTATTATTTCATAAAAATCATATGTTTCATGTGCTTCTTGTCGTCTAAATGATAATAACTGTTCTTTTAAATGTTCTGCTACTATAAATTTCTCACAATCAACAAAGTATTTTCTTAATTCCTTACTTATTCGTTTTGTTTCTTTATTTACTCTAGGTTTAGCTCCTATTGTCATCACTATTTCATTCGCTATATCCAATGATATAAAATAATCTGTGTGTGGTCGACCTCCAGTACTTTTTCGTTTTAAAACGATAAAGTCTATTCCTTCTTCAGCATCTATTTCTTTTAATACCTTTGGCATCCAATCAGCAAAATGTGTAGTAGTTTTATTTAATCGTATACCCTTAAATAATTCAAAACCATCAATTCCTAATAACGGTTTCCCTTCTGTACCTAAATATTCTACATCTTCATATATAGGTACTATTTCACTTAGTGCGAAGTCTTTAATACGCCATTTTTTATTTCTCATGTTCCCCATCTCCTCAAATTTTATTTATCCTACACATATAGTATATAAAAATGTTAAAATTTGCTAACTAAAATAAATAAAAAAAAATTCCAGTGGGTTACCAAGCCACTGGAATGTATATGGGGATTGTTAATAATTTCTTATTAGTTGGTTATATGAAGTTAATCACCTACTCTCTTATTATACACTATTGGGTCATATAAGAAAATAATAAAAATTAAAATAATATAAAAATAATTTAATAAAATAAGTTACATATATAATATAGAAATTTTGGTCAATTTACTAACTACTAAAATAATTTTTTCTGTCTATTATTCAACTTAACATTTTCAAGTCGTTCTTTAGATATATTAAAGTAATTTTCATTTAATTCAATTCCTATGAATCTTCTATTAGTATTTAAACAAGCAACACCTGTGCTGCCACTACCCATAAATGAGTCTAAAATTAAGTCATTTTCATTTGTTGATTGTTTTATAAAGATCTCTAATAAATCAACAGGTTTTTGTGTTGGATGCAATTTATTTCCAGTTCTTTTAGCTTGTATGACATCTGGTAATCTTTTACCGTTTCTTAATCTTCGTCCTTTATGTCCAAATAATATAAATTCATGCTTAGGGGCATATGATCCCTTTAAATCGCCCATAGATATATTATTCTTTTCCCATACTATTATATTTTTTAATGTGAAGTATTTTTCAAATGCAATTTTAAATTTATCTATATGATGCCAACTACAAAAGCAATATATATGAGTATTATCTTTTAACAATTTATCACATTTTTGAAAATATTCATCTAAAAATGATAAATCATCATCATTACTAATTTGCTTATATTTTTCTTTTCTACGATTACTTTTAAACTCCATACCATAGGGTGGATCGGATATTACTGCATCCACTTTTACTCCATCTTTAATTAATTTATCCATAATTTCTAAGCAGTCACCTTGATATAATTTATACCTTTCATTATTATTCATAAAAACTCATCTCCCCTTCATTTAAATAGAATATGAAACATTTTTAATATCATTAGAATATGTTAAATAGGCCACAAAGTTATAACCAGCTATTTTCTGACTAATATAATTATCCTTTCCCTGTACAGTGAAAAATGTCTTAATCTCCACTATATCTTCTAAATAATTTAGTTTAAAACATACCCAAATAGGAAAACCTTGTCGTTTTCCATATTTAGCTATTTCCTCTTGTCGTTTCTTAGTTAATTCTATATCATTCATAATCTCACCTCTAATAAAATAATCTTATTTCTTCTTTATCTAATTTTATTACATAGATATCAGCATTGATGATAAATTTATTTCTAGTGCCACCCTTTTTAAGTGGTTCTCTAAAATTGTTATTTTTAATATGTGTTCTAATGCAACTATTAAAACTTTTTAACTGAGTAGCATTAAGTCTATAACAACTATGTTTTATACTATTAATAATGTGTCTAATATCATTGCATAAATAATAGTTGTCTGGAGTCACCACCAAATAATTATTAGTACTTATCATAATATTCCTCCTTTTTAGTTGAAAAGAATTATGCAACTTTGTTGCATAATAATGTCCCACCGACCGATTCTTTATTTATTTTCAGTCTAACTAATTTTATTATCTAAATATAATATAGGAAAAATCGCCGTTTTACTAACTACAAATTTAAAAAAGTTAAAAAAATTTTCACCTTAAAAAAGGTTTTTTTATATAGTATAGAAATTTTTCCCGTTTTACTAACTTATATATAAAAAAAATAGAAGGATTAAATCCTTCTATTAGTTGTGTTGTGTTTATAATCATTTTCAACTTGATAACTAGCACGATTACTACGTGGCATTGGTTGATTGACATAGTTTTCCATTTTATTACTGAATAGAGTTTGTGGTCTAATATACATTTCCATATTAGTTCCACCCCATTCAGCTATTTTTACATCAATAACATATTTAAAATCTTCTAATGTATAACCTTCTTTTAGTCGAGCTGAGATGTATTTAACAGTATTTTTAGCATCATATTTATATTTAGTTCCTGCTCTATTATTTAAATAGTCTACAATTTCTTCTATTAATTTAGTTTGTACAGTTGGTACTTTATTAACATTAAATCCAGGAAGTGCCATTATTTCACCTTCTTTACTCTTAAAGTTTTATATTGTTTCTCTCTATAAGCTGGAGCTATGTCATCTGTACTTATTATCCCACCATACATTAATTCTTCTAATTTATCCTCATCTACAGTATAAGTTTTAATTAGACAGTCCATTATTTCAGGTTTTTCTTGTGCCATATTTAGTAATATCTGAATAAGTGTATCATCATCTAATTCACTCTTAGTATTAGTAGTATAAGAAACTTTTATGCCACCATATTCTCCTTTAGTAATACCCTGTTCATCTAACATAGTTTTAGTGTCTTTAATCAGGTTGTTTTCAATCTCTTTATTCTTTTTATTGATATCTTTTATCTCAGCTAAGTCACTCAATAAAACCCCTAATTCCTTCATTTTTTAGCCTCCTTAAGTAATTAATCTATGAACCCCATAAAACCTATTATAGGTAGGTCATATCACTATATATAGTATAGAATTTATCTATTATTTACTAAGTTGCCGTTGTACTTATCACTAACAGTTTTCATAGTGCCTCTTTTGTTTGTTTTCATAAATTCTTGGAAAGCATCAATGTCATGTGCTGCAAAATATTTAGCATGTTGTTGACCTAGTGTTATGTATTCAGGTAATCTACGTTGTTCTGTTGGTAACATTTGTTCGTACTCATACCATCTTAGTATGGTAGCTTTAGTTCTACCAATAATGGCTCCAATCTCAGTAAGACTATAATACATATTTCCATCTATCATTTTCATAGTTATCCCTCCATTATATCCATAAATAATTTTTTATTATCCACTACCTCACTTGATAGTGCTTGTTTACTTTTTACTATATTATGTACTTTTTCGTCTATAGTATCCTTGCACATAAGAGTGATAATATTAACTGTACCCTTTGTTCCTATCCTGTGGCATCTGTCCTCAGCCTGTTGTTTATCGGCACTACTCCACGGCTCATCCAGGAAGATTACAGTATTAGCTTCATTGAGAGTAAACCCTGTACCCAGACAGCCGATTGTACCTAATATAACATGACAATCAGCGTTTTCTTTGAACTCCCTTAGTACTTCATCCTTGTTCTTGACCTCAGACGTTATACAAGCTGGATTGTACTTTTGTAGTAGTTTGGCGGCAGGTTCAATCACTTTTGCCCAGTTACTAAAAATGATAACTTTACCTCCATTGTTAACTACTTCCTCAACTAATTCTTGCATACGTTTATATTTGACATTGTTTACTTTATGTGTGGTCAGAATATCTGGATTACCAGTAACTTGTCGTAAACGTGTTAGGGCGGTTAATGGATTTGGCAGTAAAAGTATCTTATCAATGTTCTCTTGTATAGTCTGTTCTACTTCTTTATATATTCTAGTCTGACCATTATCCATCTCCAGTAATTCATTAGTATAAATTTTAGGCGGTAGATCTAATACATCCTCTTTTCTACGTCTTAACATATATTTGTCCAATCTACTTTGTAATTCATCCAGATGTTTATAGCCAACAATCTGATAACCACCAAATCCACCCATAATACAGTAATGGTTTTTAAACTGGGTTAAACTGTGGTTCTCAACTTCTAGCCATTTTAATACATTGTACAGGTCTATAGCAGCATTCATTATTGGTGTTCCTGTAAGCGCCAACTTGTAATAAGAACAACAACAATGAATGGCTTTTCCTTGCATACTCGTGGAGTTTTTACATTTATGTATCTCGTCTATAATGGTCATACCTATTACACCACACGTACAAAGTATTTTTATGTATTCTTGTATTTTAGTATCTCGTAGTGTTTCAATATTAGTAACTAGGAAAAATTCATCATGTTTATTTTGTAAATCTAATAATCTATCATGTACACTACCAATTTTACCATCCTTAAATCCTAATATATGAGCGTGTTCATTAGTATGTACCGCTACCTCATTTACCCAGTTCCACTTCAATTCATTGACTCCACATACTATGAGGCAATGTTTCATTTGTCCTTTTTTACTTACTGCAATGTCCAAGGCTTGCTTTGTTTTGCCTGAGTCCCTGCTCATCCGCGAGTAGAAATTTAGTATGATCTTTGGAGTATAGAAAACTGTCCATTTGGTAACTATAGGGTGTAGTTTTACTTTTATATTCTCCTAATGGTTTATCATAGTTGTCCAGTAACTTTAGATAATTCTCAAATTCTTTGGGTATTTTACCAACTATATCAATATTACAATCCCTGCATTTATCTAATATAGTCTTAAATGCCCCTTTTGGAAGTTCCCACATATTATTATTTTTATGATAGTAACAGTTGAATGATTTAATAATATTTAAATATTCCAACTCATCACCGACCATTTTCACAAATAGAGAACTACCTCTAAATTTTATACCTTTGTCTATTTTTATTCTCATTTTATCCCTCCAATTGTTGTAGGTTAGTGTCTTGTATATTCCTTATACATTCTAAACCAACCTTGAATTAGTGACGTAGGATATATAGCACTAATTCCATCTTCATTAATTAATACAATAGAATCACCACAAGCATATCCTACTGTGTATATTTTATTACTTATAATATGAATTAATTTATCCCCTTCTCTACATTCTGCACTTGTTCTCATTAATACCAACTCCCTTTATCTTTTTATTAACATAATTATAACACTACTTACATAATTAATCAACTATTCTAAATAAAAAAATAAAAAAAAATTCCTACACATATTATGTAGGAATTTTATTTATCTATACATATCTAACAAATTCTAAATATTTTTTATTTACCCAATAACCGGCTTTGCCTTTGCACCAAGTACCTCCATCAACTTCTTTTTCTTCTATTATTGTTATGGCTACACCTTTATTTATAACATCCACTACAGGATATTTTACGCCAGCACCTTTTCTACAATTAAGTCCGTCAGTGGTACAACGTGCTATATATTGTTTAAATTCTTTAGGTTTTTCCTCTTTAGGTTCTTCCTTTTTACCTTCTACATAATTCTTAACATCTTTAATGAAGTGACTGAAGCCATCTGGAGAACATCCATATCCCCAGAATGCAGTACCTGGACAAGTTTTAGCACTTCTACTACTATCATATTTTCCTAAATAAGTTCCTCCAGCAGTAAACCAACAATGTGGTCTTATATGAGAAGTGTTAACTGGGATATCAAATCTCTTACACAACTCACCATAAAGATATATTACTGCCTTCTTTTGTGCAGATGTCATTTTATCGTGGCCTTTATCAAAACAACCATATATTTCTATACATATAGCATTTGTGTTCCATTTTCTAATTCCTATTGGAGTAGAATTAAGATTTCTTCCTGTAGTGATTTTGCCGTCTGGGAATACATTGAAGTGCTGAGCTATAAAATGTCCATGCCCGTCACTATCATGCCATGTAGATTTTCCATAACTATCTAATGATTGAGTTCTGCCAAAATGTGGCTCTGAAAATACTTTTTTATCTGTCTTTTCCCAAGTACTGTAGTTAGGTAAGTCCATATGATGTACTTGTAGTTTTGTTATTGTTCTAGTTACCTTTTGTTTATTAAGCCAATTTTTTACATCTTTAGCATTTTCTAAAAGTGTAAATCCATTTTGAGTTTTCATTATTTTACCACCTCGTTTATAAATTATAACTCATATCAACACCCTAAAGTATTAGTATGAGTTTATTTGCATGTCATATTTATTTTTTTTTATTCAGCTTTAGGTACAAATGTTTTACTAACTCCATTTATAGTTACAACTAATTCACCAGCTTCATTAAAGGATAGTTGAGGTAAACTAGTAACTTTATCATCTACATATTTTTTAGTAGCTGGATTATAATTTTCTGTTGGTGCATATTCTTGTGTATTTCCTATTTTTAAATATCCATATAAACCTTTTTCTAGTGTTTTAGTACTTTTAGTATATGTGTATCTATTTGTGCCACCTAATATAAGTATAAATGAAGTATCAGTATTTCTTGCACACAATATAAAATCATCTCTAGTCATAGCACCACCAACAAGGGCTATTTCTGTTTCGCTACTATCTTCATTTGTATAAATAAATGAGAATCCATATACATTAGCATATTTATTTGGTACAAAGTATTTTTTATATGTTCCCATATTATTACAATTAACATATATACGTTTATTAGTTTCATCAATTCTTAATATAGGTAGTTGTTCAAGTAATATATTATCATCAACATATTTCTTAGTAACTAGGTCTTTATCTTCAGTAGGTGTACCTTCTTGAGATAATTTACCTGCATACCAAGCATTACCTTGCCAGTCTAAAGTGTGTGCATTTGACCTTTTAGCATCACCAGCACCATTACCTACTATATGAGCATA